ACCACTTCTACAACAACCACTGTATGGCCTTCTACTACTACAACATCAACCTTGATTCCGTAATAGTAGGCAAGTAACATAGATTATATAACCTAAGCCAGAGGTGAGAGGATACTACTCAATCCTCTGGCTTATTTATTTAAAGCAACATGGCAGATTTAAAACTAGACATATTGGTGATCCCAACGTATAATGTAACGACTCTTGGGGTTGCTGATGCTTCCGTTTACCCAACTAATCCTCCTGTTGTTTCTGGTGCTACAATTGAAATTACGGTTCCTGGATTTGGAACATTTATTAAACCATTCAGCGTTAACGACTTTAACATATTCACCACGTCAAATTTAGGAATAACCCCGCCAGGTATAGATCAACCTCTACCAGATGGGGTTTACCGTTTAAAATACTCTGTAGCTCCTGCATATATAAACTTTGTAGAAAAGTCAATTATGCGTGTTGAACAGCTGCAAGAGAAGTTTGATGGTGCGTTTATGAAGCTCGATATGATGGAATGTGATAGAGCTATTAAGACCCAAGCAAAAGTGGATCTCAACTCTATCTATTTCTTTATGCAGGGAGCTATTGCTGCTGCAAACAACTGTGCTGATCTTGAAGCAACAAAGCTTTATAATCAGGCAGACATGATGCTGAATAATTTTATAAAGAACAATTGTGGGTGCTCTGGAACCAACTACGTTATAAATTTCTACTAATATGGCTATGTGTAAAAAATGTGGAGCTAAGGTTGGATGCGGATGTCAATTGATTAACGGTCTTTGTGCTGCATGTAATAGTGCTGTAAAACAAGGAAGAAAACTTATAGGAAATGTTATCACCCAGGCTCACAAATTGTCCAGAGTGCGCTAGTATCCCAGCATTGATTGGCGATATAGATTGCAAACTAGCTTCTCTTGGAAACAATTTGTACAATAATGTTGTGTTTATGTTGAACCAGCCTGTACCTGGAGGGGTGATGCTGGACCTCATAAACTACAGAAGAATACTTGTCTACAAGTATTGTAACCCCGATTATGCTGCTCCATTCACGGTGAACATGATCGCGAGTAGAGTAAAACTTTTAAAATATAAATAAATGTCCAACATTTGTTCAAATTGCTATAACGGATGTACAGAAACCACATCTGATCAATGTGTAAGATATACGGGCGTGGATGTTCCTATTTTGGGAATCAAGACAGGAGACTCTCTTTCGTATGTTGAGCAAGCATTGATTACGTTTCTTACATCTACGCTCGATGGAAGCGGAATAATCCTACCCATCAATCCTCAGATTATTTGCGAGATTGTAAGTAAGAATCTTGTATCATGTGAAGACCTCAGTCTTCCAAATGTAATCAGCGCAATCATCAAAGCTGTATGTGAACTAGACACACGTGTTACTGCTCTAGAGGATGACTTTGCTGCTTTAGAAGCATCTTACACTGTGGGATGTCTTACAGGCGTAACTGGTTCCTCTGGAACACATGATATTCTGCAAGCTGTAATTACAAAGCTTTGTGGCTTAGAGGTGGAGCTTGATGCTCTTGCTCTTGATGTAGACACAAACTATGTAAAGCTCGCTGACCTCAACTCTCTGATTGCAGCCTACCTTGCTAGTGTTGGAACTAGCACTAAGTATTACAACCGCATGGTTCCTTATGCTGTTGTAGAATACTATGGTACGCTGACAGGTAAGTTTGATGGTACAGGTGCAGGTATTGTTGGAACTGATTGGGAGAAAATCTATCTCTGTAATGGCTTAAATGGCACTCCTGATAAAAGAGGACGTGTGCCAGTTGGTGCTACAACAGGTATGGGTGGAGGAGCTTTCAATCCTGCAGTGGACCCTGCCATAGCTGGTAATCCTGCTTATGCCTTATTGGGAACTGCTGGTTCTAACACTGTGACCCTTTCAGCTACAGAAATCCCTGCTCACTCTCACTCAGCTACAGCTATTGTAACTGACCCTGGACACTTGCATACAATTTCATATGCCCACGGAGAAGCTGATCAGAATGAACCTGGTGTGTATGGTGATCTCATGGATATGAATGGCACAAAGAGTTCTTCTACTAGCACAAACACAGCAGTTACAGGAGTTTCTGTGGCAGTGAGTGTTGGTTCTACAGGAGGCGGATTAGCCCATACTAACTACCAGCCTGGTCTGGGATGCTACTACATTATGTATATTCCTTAATAGTTAAACTCTTTATATAAAATGTTATTCCTTCCACAAAATCCCTGTTGTACAACAGCTCCACTTGTGACACCCATTTCTTGTGGATGTGATCCTTGTGCTGCACCCCCTATACCAACTAATAATGTTTCGTACAGTGGGCCCAATCTTTCTTGTACGTTGATTGCAAACTGTGATTCAGCAACTGTAGCTTTCCAAAAGATTGACACTCAGATTTGTAGCCTCAAACAGCAAATCTACAATCTTCAGGTGGCTTTGGCTAATTGTTGCCCAACCACTACAACAACGTCCACTTCTACAAGTTCAACAACAACAACCACCACAACAATTGCTTGTCCTTCTTGTTTGTTCTATTCTGTGACTAATTCAACGTTGTCACCTGTTAATATATCCTACTACCAATGTGGAGGGGTTCTTGTAGAAACTTCTGTAGCAGGACCTAGTACGATATATGTATGTGCTTGCGAAGGAACATTAGTTGTGCCTCCTGTACCAGGTGTGTCATCAGCTAATCTTGGAGCATGTCCTACAACAACCACTACAACTACTGTAGGGTAAAGTAATAAAAAAGCTCTGTTTGTTGGTTTTCAGGGCTTCTCCCTGGGGTTTCTACCCTGGGGAGTTTTTTTATTTATAACCAACTTGGTTAGAATGGATAACTGGAAAGGTTAAAATAATTTGGAAAATATCAAAAAACCTTCGTACCTTTAGGGCAATTTTAATTATAAAAAGTTGCAAATGCCTGAAAATCAATCTCTTCTGCAACAGCTGGAGCAAATGCTTCACTGGAAAAAGAGCAAAAAGTTCTATGCAGACAAACTAAACATCACAGAAAATGAGGTGGATGAGTTAATGAGGGAGTTGCGAGGATCAGAAGAAATACAGAATGACGCTGAAATTGCGAACTATATTGGAGAGCTAGAAGACCATGTGGTAAGGTTTTTGGAGGATGTGCAGAAGGGAACAGGTGAGGTGGTGTTCAACTCCAAAGATGAAATTAAGAGCTTAGACGAGTTAATTGAGAAGTGCAATATTGACACAGAAAAGTGGGAGATAACTAAATACGTACAGAACTACTGGGGTAATGGTAACCAGCCTCATTGGCAAGTGAAAGCTTGGTTGGGTAAGAAGAAGGATGAGCAAGTGTTTCAAGATAGCTTCATATCCTTCCTAGAAAACTACAAACCAGTATCTCCAGAAATAATGGCTCCCAAATATGAGAAAGGTAAAGAGAGTGCTTGCCTAATCATCAATAAACAGGATTCCCATTTAAACAAGCTAGATGTAGGAGGAGAGAATGATATCGAACAACGCTTTGGTGATTTCATCCAGAGGGTGGAAATAATCCTAAATCAATCTTCTCTGTCTAACAATCTCACAGATATCAAATACATCATTGGTTCTGATGAGTTCAATAGTGAATTCACTAACACAACTACAAAGGGCACTCCCCAACAAAACATCCTTTCATATCATGATGCTTTTCAGGCAATATGTGATCATGAAGTGAGCGTGATAAACCTGCTCCTTCAGAAAGGAGAAAATGTGGATGTTATATTTGTAGCTGGCAATCATGATGAATATGTAGGATGGCATTTGGCCAGTTGGTTACAAACCTACTTTAGAAACGAGGAGCGTGTGTTCTTTGATATCTCTCCAAGATATAGGAAGTACGTAAGCTATGGCACCTCAGCATTAATGTTCAATCATGGAGATGCTCTGAAGCCTGCAAAGCTTGCTGGTTTGTTCCCTATGGAATTTAAGAGTGAGTGGTCAGATCATGAGAATTTCTACATATTTACAGGTGATAAACACCATGAAATGAGTCTTGATTTCAATGGTATTAAGTTCTATCAGCTCCCTGCATTCTCTACAGCCAAAAGTGGCTGGGATGATAAGAATGGATACACCATCACTAAAGGTGAGGTGACTGGGTTCTTGATAGATTTACAAGACGGAATAACGAATATATTCAAACAGTATTTATAATGTCAACTTTTAGGAAGTTAGTTTCAGATGCGCGCTCTATGCACAAGTTGCTCTCCACGGACAACTTGATCACGGATAGGGCTATCATGTCTGAAATTAAGAACAATGCCTTCCTCTTGATAAAGCGTGAGACTAACTTGAGGAAGTTATGGGCAACCGATACAGTTTTTACTACCGTTCCGTGTTTGGAAATGGTGGAAGTTCCTATTTCTGAATGCTGTGATTATGCTGATCCTTGTACAGTGGCTAGAACAAAATTCAAGCTTCCTAGGATTACAGAGGGTAATTATCAGTATGTTATTCAGGGTGTTTATTCAATTAACGCCATGAGTGGACAAGGAAAGAAACTTAAGGAAATAACCATCAACCGATACGTGAATTTGCTCAAGCTTCCAATAATCAAGAAGGAAGAATACTATTGGATTTCTAATGGATATCTGTATGTGAACAATCCTCTGTTGAAAGCAATAAGACTTGTTGCTCTATTCGAGGAAGATGTTCCAAATGAGATAATGTATCCAGAATGTGGATGCGGCACTCCAGATTACACCACAGAACAACTGTGTTTAAATCCGTTAGACAAAGAATCCCCTGTTCCTGGCTACCTGGAAAAGCAGGTGTTGGAACTCACTTCTCAGAAGCTTCTCTCCACGTATTTCAAATTGAAAACAGACATCACAAGTGATGGCGTTGATGGTCAAGCACCTAACGCTCCAAACTTGAGATAAGACATGAGAATAAAGATAGACTGGAGAAGCGCCAGCAAAGAAAACTACATCAGTTTCTGTAAGAAACATCCGTCCATCAAACTCACTTTCGATCAATGGAGAAACATCATCTATTCATTTAATGATGCTTTCAAAGAGTACATCCTTGAGACAGGAGAACGAGCAAAGCTACCTTTTGGTTTTGGTGAGTTTGCAATAAACAAGAAAAAGCGCAGGAAGATAAAAGGAGTTGATGGGAAAGAGTTTGTCAACCTTCCTATTGACTGGAAAAAGACAAGGGAGAAAGGCAAGCGCATCTACAACTTCAACTTTCACACAGAGGGATTCTTTTTTGGATGGATGTGGTTCAAGACAACAGCTAGATTCAAACATTCTCAGCTGTGGTATTTTAAACCTTCCAGAAACACGTCTAGGCTTCTTTCACATTACATAAACGCTGATGATAAATATCAGCATCTCTATCACGAATGGAAAAAGTAAAATAGATGTCATACTATTACAAATATAATTTCATCAGTCCTGAGCCTGTGTATGCCACCGTTAAGGAGGAATTCAAAAGCTATTTTGACACAGGAGCTGTTGATGATTTGATGTTCCCCACCTACCTGGACAAATGTCTCAGGAAGCTGGGTAGAACCACTTATGTGATTTCTCAGGAAATCCTACACATCTGTGATTATGAGGCTAGGCTCCCAGATAACTTTTATGCCGTTCGTGAAGCTTGGATGTGTACAGCTGTAAATGGTTTTCCTTATCAGCAAGCTAATTCATTCTACTCACAGGCTGCTAGTTCTACAACAATTCAGGTGAGTCCTGTAATTGTATACGGTAATCCTTGTGAAGAGGGTAATTGTGGTCAAGAGTTTTGTCCTAAGTGTATGCCTAACTTGGTTCAGGCTGTCTACAAGACAAACAACCAAGCTGCTGTTACCTATCGAAAGGAATATCTTCTCAAACCTGGTAATATCTCCGCACAGGGTAACTGTGGTGTAGACTATACCAACAACTGGGAATTCTATCAGGAGGCACCTCCACTTAATGAATTTACCCCTGGTTCCTCTTGGTATGACTCATTTGACATTAGAGACAATAAGTTTGTCACTAACTTCCGCAATGGTATTGTTCACCTTCTTTTCTATGCTACAGAATATGATGCTGGTGGAAACCAGTTAATTCCTGACAACTATCGTATCAGGGAGTTTGTTGAAGCTTTCATTAAGTACAAGGTGGTAGAAACTCTCACCAACCAAACTAATGATGAGACATACAATCAGCTAGAGAGGAAGATGATGAACTATAAACAACAGGCTGATGAAGCGTTCATCATGGCTGATATTGAGATTAAGAAGCAAGATCCTTGGACTAAACAACGTAGGATTAAGAACGACCTTAACAGATTTAATATGTATGAACTCCCCAATCGTACTAACAGATATGGTTGGAGACGTAATAACTAACAGTAATGGCTGAACAGGAACAAGGCAATATTAGACAGGAGTATAACAATGCTACCACTGGTCTTAACATGGACCAAACCCCTAACCAAATTCCGAAGGGGAAATTAACGTATGCATTAAATGCTGCTGTTGAGAACTATGATGCTAATTCTGTAAACTATCAGAATGAGCCTGGGAACGAACTTTGTGTTACGTTCCCTTCTGGCTTTGTGCTTATAGGTAATCACTTCATCCAAGAGAAGAATAAACACATATTCTTCATCACCAATCCTGATACAGGAGATAGTCAGATTGGATATATGGAGAACAACGACTGTATATATCGTGTTATTGTAAATGCTCCTTGCCTCAACTTTAATACTAGCTATCCCATCCATAAGGTGGCGCATAAGATTACTAATTGCACCACTGAGATATATTGGACAGATGGATACAATCCTAGAAGATATCTGGACATTGATAATATTCCAAAAGTTCTAAAATCTGGAACTCCGTTCTGTGATCCGAAATATACAGATGATCTGGATTGCAACCAGCTTAAGCTTCAACCCAATTTTAACATCCCTCAACTAGAGGTAACTAATGTCACTAACACAGGAAACCTGATTGCTGGTACATATCAGTTTGCTATTCAGTATTCTGATGCTCAGGGTAATCCTTACACTTCCTATTATTCTGTTACTAACCCAACACCTATTGCTGATGAGTTTATTACATCAGTGAACTTCAACTATGCTGTTGGAAAGTCCATCATCCTCAATATAAGCAATCTTGAGGACACTGGATTGTATCAGTATTTCAACCTAGCGGTGATTAAGACAGTTAATGACATCACTTCTGTTGAGTTGGTTGGCACCTATTACATTGATGCTGTTCAGAAGGAAATCACATACACTGGTCAGAATGTTACACAAATCAGACTAACCATCAATGATATATTCGAGAAGTTCCCTTATTACGACATTGCACAGGATCTCACTGTTGCGCAGGATGTCTTAATATGGGACAATCTTACATCTATTGATCGTATCAACTACCAAAGCATTGCTAGTCAAATTCCTCTATTGTGGGAAAGCTGGAGAATTCCTGCTAATGAAAACTATGCAGATGAATTGAATGCCACCAATCTTAGAGGTTATCTGAGAGATGAGGTGTATGCTTTTGAGATAGTGTTCTTGCTTAAGAACGGTAAACAAACTGATGGGTTTCATATTCCTGGTAGAATCAAAGGTCCTGCAGAGAACCTGCAACCTGATGTACCAGACACCAACCCAGACTTTATAGGCGTTCCTGATTACACATCTGGAGGAGTGGGATATAGCCCATATTGGAAAATCTACAACACAGGATCGGTACTTGGTACAAGTCCTGGATATTCTCCAGCTCCTGACTACAAAGGTCCATATCAGTATGGTCAATTTGGATACTGGGAGTCTACAGACACCTATCCATGTAACAAAGATGTATGGGGAGATCTTGCTGGTCAACCTATCAGACACCACAAGTTTCCTGATATAAATGTAAGTCCTGCTTACGAATCTAAGATATTTACAGGACCTTCAGGTATGGTGATGGGTAATGATGCTGTGTTCCCTATTGGTGTACAGATTGATGTACAACTTGTGAGCTCACTCATTCAGACATCCAACCTTACACCAGAGCAAAAGGATGATATCGTAGCATTCAAAATCATCCGTGCTGATCGTGGCACAAACAAATCTATTGTTGCTAAGGGCATCCTTAGGAACGTAAATACATATGAGAGGGAAGAAGAAACTTACTACTACCCTAACTACCCATATAACGATCTTAACTCAGATCCATTCCTTAATACAACAAACAATGCCTATTCACAAATCTGTGATGGATACACTGTATTCATAGATACACTTGTTGTAGACCCTGCAGGTGGACCATCTTTTGCAGAAGTGGAATGGACAGATTGTAATACAAACAAAGTTACAAAGAAGAAACTCTTCACTATTGGTCAACATCCATTTTGTTCAATTGGTAAACCTACAATTCTTGGTCCTGCAACAGGCAAGGTGGGGCTTTCTACATATGAAGTGTGGACAGCTCAGGTTTGTAATCCTAGCCCTTTTGCATTTGCTAGAGGTGGTAGAATTGAATGGAATGACATCTACACAGGTGTCACTACACAATGGGTGAATGGGTGGCCAACATCTCCAGTGTATACATTGTATGTAGTTCCTGGCACAGGTGGCCCTGTACAGATTGAGGGCCCTGGTGAAATATGTTTCACTGGACCTACATTAGTAACAGGGGCTAATTGCAAAGCTGAAACTCCTCAACCTGGTGTTACAGAGAAATACAGACAGATATTCAACTCTCCTGAAACTTCCTTTGGACAGCCATTCTTAGGTGGTGTTCTGAAGCTTGAGAGTGTAATGTTTGGTAGAGGTAAGGGTCACTTTGTTGAGGTGAGAGATAACGCCAAGTATAAGCTGTTGACAGAAGAAGCTCAGCGTGATGCTCTTGAAAGTGCTGAAGAACTAGGTGATGTAACTACACCGTTTAATGCCACTGCTATGTTCACAGCATATCAGGCGTATTTGACAATATATATCAATGGTATCACGAGGAAGAACTATGCCTACTCTTTCAACTCTATAGGTGATTATAACTATGGTGTGGGAGTTCCTGATAACCAAGGAATTAAGCAAAGAACCCTTGACATTGCTAGATACCTCATTCCTGGTGTGCAGAACGTTGGTGACCTATATAACATCAACAACTTCCAGAGAGAATCATCTGTCTACCTGAGAACCGATCTTAACAAGACAGCGCTTCCTTTCCCAGACCAAAGTCCTAACATGTTGTCTGCAGGAAGTCCAATAGTTACAGACATATCAAGATTCACTATATCAGAAAGAAACAAATGTCAAGCTCCTGCTAAGGAAGAAGACATGTCTGTTGTTTCTTATTACGCATCTCTTAAGAATGTATTTGTTAACCAATACGGACAAATCTATTCTTATAGCACGGTGGACACTGGTTTCCAAGTGCTTGTGGATGAAACCACCCCAGACGTAAGAACAGTGTTTGGTGGTGACACATTCATTAGCAGGTTTGCATTTAAGACCAAGCTTCCATTCTTTATTGACAACCGTGTGAATGCTCCTGATGACAGTGATATATTCTATGATGAGATAGGTAATATAGCCTATCCAAAATACTGGCACTCAGCACGTTCTATTCTTAGAGACTACACCATCACAAGTGTAGGTGTATTGTCAAACATTATATCTTACAAGGCTCACAACTTTGACTGTCCAAACAGTCAGTTTGTAGCTCCTGGACAGCCTAAGGATAGCAATCCTGGAAGGACCTACTATGATGGATATTTCTATTTGTTTGCATACGGTATTCCTAATTTCTATTGTGAGAGCTCTTACAACGTAGACCTACGTCAAGCTTTCAATAATAGAGAGGGTGATTTCTGGCCTCACGTAAGCACAGGAATTCCTGATGACTGGGTGCAGCAAAGCTATGTTCCTATTGTTCAGGACAATACATACTACTACAATGTCACATATTCTAAGCAGAATAGAGAGAACACATTTACAAATCTACCTATCGACTGGGGTAAACCTTGCTTCACATACTACCCTTTCAGAGCTATCTATTCTGATTCTCAGAATATCGACTCTGATAACAGGGTAAATAGCTGGTTGATTTACAGGGCCATATCTTATTATGATTTCCCACAGAACTATGGAAATCTTATATCTCTGGACGGAATTCAGAACAAGTCAGTTCTTGCCCGTTTTGAGAACAAGACACTTCTGTACAACAACCTCCTCACGATAGATACAAGTAACCCTCAGGCAGCGTATGTGGGTAATCCTCAGTTCTTTAGATCAGCCCCTCCGATTGACTTCGCAGAAACTGATTTGGGATATGTAGGAACCCAAAACAAGATGTTGTTGAAGATTCCACAAGGACAAGTGTCTGTGGATGCTAAACGTGGTCAGGTGTTCCTGATTGCTGGTACACAGGCTGTAGACCTGTCAGGGTTTGGTTCAGGACTTAACAGGTTCTTTACAGACCACCTAGCATTTGAAATCCTGCGTTATTTCCCAGACGTACCCACAGATAACCACTTCACAGGAATTGGTATACATGGTGTGTTTGATAGTAAGTATGACAGGGTGCTCATCACTAAGCTTGATTATGTTCCAAAGAGCAATGATGTTAAATATGATGCTGTAAAGAGAGAGTTTTATGTTGAAACTCGATATGTAATGCCTTCAGAAGATCTTTCATACAGTGTGGTTCGTGAGAGAGTGTATTTAACAGATGAGAAATACTTCTGCAACAAGAGCTGGACAGTGTCTTTCAACTTCAATACTAAGAGCTGGATAAGCTTCCATAGCTACCTGCCTAACTGGTACATTGGTGAGAACAACTTCTTCTACTCTGGTATAAATGGATGTTGTGATGACTTTGATGTGATTGTTGGTGTTCCTGGACCTGTTCCAACTACCACCACCACTTCTAGTACATCTACAACTTCCACAAGCTCAACCACCACTACAACCACTACATTGAACTGTAATCTTGTAGGAACTGTTACAGAGACAAACTGTACCCTATCAGGGACAGCTGTGGTAACAGTCCCACCACCAATACCTCCTTGTGAAAGACCCGAAGGTTTGATAGAAGATGTATTCTTTACAGGATATAACATCACATCTCCCCCTAGCAATGTGGATTCTACAGGAAGTCAGTCAGACGCATGTAATGCTGTTGCCTACCTGAATACATTTGGTGGATCGTATGTGAACGTTGTACCTACATTCCTCACTATCGAATATCAAGGATTGTATATTGGATCTGGAGTGTTTGTGACCAATGGTACAAATGATTGTACAACAATCCCTGATGGTTGGTATTTCACAGGGGCTTCTCAATCGGTTAATACAGTGTTCCAAGTGGTAGGTGGGTTGATTGTATACATCACTGATTGTACAACTACAACAACCTCTACAAGTAGTACAACAACTAGTACAACCAGCACAACATCTACAACTAGTACAACAACTACTAGTACGTCATCTACAACAACCACAACAACAACTGCTGTACCTGTAACTACAACCACTACATCTACTAGTAGTAGTACAACAACTACCACTACAACAGATACACCAACAACCACTACAACCACAACAACTGCACTCGATTGCTCGCTAGCTGGAACAGCTGTTGAAGAAGATCCATCATCATACCTTTAAATATTATATAAAATGACAGTATTAATAACATTAACCACAGCTGGAACAGACACAGGTCCTTTTGATCTTTATTCAAATCTGGATGGTTATGTTTCAGCATTTGAAACAGGGGTGTCTAAAGCTGCACTTGTAGCAGGTTATTCATCTGCACTTGTTCCTAATGGTACTTCTACAATCAGGATTAAGTCCACTGGTGTATGTGTGAACTATATAGATGTTACAGTGATTACAACCACTACAACTACTACATCTAGTAGTACATCTACAACAACCAGTACAACCAGTACAACCACCACTGCAGCACCAGCTACTGAGTTATTTGTTTATGCAAAATATATAAACTCTCAATCTGCTGGTGATTTACAATACACTATTAATGGCGGATCTCCAGTTACAATTGGAGCTGTAAGCACATCGTCTTGTTTGTATTTGTATACAATAAGTGGAATCACTACAGGTGATAGTATTTCATTCAGTGATTCAAACAGTCAGGCAATTGGAGGAAGTACATCAACTTGTCCTTCAGGTCCTGGTGGATTTAGCTGTGTGTACAACTACTCTGTATTAGTGTCTGGTCCACAATATGCATACATTTCTGTTGACGGAACTAACGCTTGCTAAAACAAATAAGAATGGCTAAGACAATCATCATAAAATTAACTAGCTCAGGACCCACAGCGGGACCCTTTACAATCATTGACCAACTTGGAAACACTCTAGCAACGGGTGTTTCCAAGGAGGACTTGATTTCTGGGGTGAGCTATGTTGTGGATGATGCTGTTAATGTCATCACTATAGAATCTACAGGTAAGTGCAAAAACAAGAAAAACTTCCCTGTCACTACAGTTAATCCTGTAAGTTTAGCAGCTACCACGTATAACCAAATATCAACAGCTTGTATCTGGAGGCACTTGAAGAACCCAGTGGTGTATAACTACTTCTATGGAAACATAGAACCTTACATCATCGAGTATCCATTTGCCTATCAGTATCAGGATGAAATCCTACAATCTGTTCAGGATTACACCAAGGCATACAGATACTTCTCTGATCCAGATGGTGTGTCTGATGATAATCGCAAGATAGAAACTGACAATGCTTGGTTTAATAAGGCTGTTCTTTACAATGGTCAACAGAGTACAGGTGTGCTTGAGTTGGTTCCTAAACCAATCAACAACCTGAAGGAATACTTGAAGTATCCTATATACAACGCTGATAGTAAGACAATTACATTCACAAAGAGTGATAACTTCTACCAATACAATACGTTCTGGAGTCTTGTAAAGAACAAACAAGAGCCTCTGTTCATACGCACGTGCGAGAACTTGTCTCTGGATAAGGTGGTGAACCAGGCTAATATGGACTATGGAAAGAGATCCTTTAAGAAGGAACCTCTAAGAGCTAAGGAGCTTAAGGTGAGACACATCCTTGATAACAGATATGATGCACACCTAGTTTCTCAGTTTATTTACACACCATCTCAAATCTCTTACAAATAATGGCTAAGTGGTTAGACAAATATGAACAAGGAGGATTGGTCTTGAAACAAAAGACCAAGGATAACTATGGTGTAAAGCCAAACGTTAACGATGATAAAGCCACCTACCCTGATGGATTTGTAGGATGGGAGTATGACATAACAGGACGTAACTATAGCCCTGCATGGGGTGGTCAGTTTAAAGATGGTGGTAACTTGATGCCCGCTATGGCTGGAGCCAACCAAACTATTCCTATGTATCAAATGGGAGGCAGTCTTCCTGGTGCTGTAGGATTCATGTACGCACGTACACAGAATCCTGCTCCTAGCAATGGTCCATACGCTAAGAAGACCAAGGCTAGTGCACAGAATGGAATGGAGATGAAATACTACCAAGAAGGCTTGGATTTCAAACCTAAGACCATTAGTCAGGATGGTACGGTGATAGATCCTAAAGGATATTGGAACCCTGAGAACTGGGGTAATCCTGTAATCATCCCATCCACAGATATCACTATGGAGGGTGTGTATGAACCGCTGATTGGTATATCTGACACAGGAGATATACAATATATGGAACCTGGAGAGGATTATGAATTTGATGGTGAATATGTAACAGAATACCCTGTGGCAAAAGGAGGAATTAGTGTGAATAATGCTGATGCTCAACCTGTTAAGAAGTTAGATCAATTGCTTAACTTTACAAACTATAACAAACCAACCAAGGGCGGCTGGTTAGATAAATATAACTGATATGAAAAAACAGATGCTTAAAATTGCTGGTGTCAAGTCTGAAAAGGAATTCTACAAGAAGTTTCCTACAGAAGAAGCATTCATGGCTAAGCACGGTAAGGCCTTTAAGAAAGCTCAAATTGGTGCATATATTGGTGGTGAGAAAGATGCTGGTTTCCAGCCTACAAACTTCCAAGAGATGTATGATGCTGTAGACTACGGTGTTACAGGATCTACAGATGAAATGCGTAAAGAGGATGCTTATAGAAAGGCTGAAATTTCTGCTGCACAACAAGCTGCCAAAAATAGTAGTGGAGGAGGTGGAGGACTTGGTAATATTGCCAATGTTCTTCAGAGTGAAGAGCTTATGAGTGCCCTTGGTAGCGCAGCTGGTGGTGCTAGAAAAGGTAAGAAGATTAAGAAAGCACAGCCTGGAGAAGTGATTGAATCAGACACTCCTGGTGGAATGGGAAGACCTTTACCTCCTGAGCTTAGACAAAATGATATTGATGTAGAAGAGATACCAGGTGGAGACTTTTTCAAGCAAGCATCTAAATATGCAGGTCCTGCAGGACAACTTATTCAGGGCTTTCAGCAATTAAAAGCAGAGAAAGAGGCGCTTAAAAGTGCTGAGCAAATGAGAGATGTGAGTGGACTTGTTAAACAAGCTGCTAGCACACGTCCTGAAGAAACACAACGTAGATATGTTCGTCCTGAGGATGTAGTGAACACAGGAGAAGAGTTCTTCCCAATATATGGTGTAGGTACAAACGTACTTGCAAGAAATGGAGCTTCTGTTGGTGGTGGAGAAATCATGAACACGTTTGCTCCTAATACATTGTATGACAATCTTGGATATGAACCTTTGAACGAGAGCGAACGTTACAAACAGTTTATGCATGGCGGTAAAATGCATAAAGCTCAAACTGGTTTAGAAGCATTTGCTGAAGCTGGTGGTGGAGATATTACAAGTAAATTAATTGGTAGCATCACTGGTGAAAATGCTGGTGGTAACATAGGTGGCACGATTGGTAAGACAGCTGGAATGTTCTTTGGACCAGTGGGAAGCATGGTGGGTCAAGCAGCTGGTCAACTTATTGGTGCAGCTCTAGACAGAAAGCCACAACAGATTAAGAAAGCTAAGGATGCTACACAAAGAAATCTCAAAGCTACAGCTCTTCAATCAGGGCTTCAGGGTGGGCTTGCACAGAATACATCATTCATGCAAGATGGTGGAACTACATCTCCTTATGCATGGATGAGTCATACATGGCAACCTCAGGTGATAGCCACCTTTGGAGAGCACAAAGTGAGCGACTTGCTTAGACCTCCTAAGGATGCTGATATGCTCAGAGCTGGTGGTCATCTAAAAGAATACACTCCTCCTAGTGCAAGAGCTATGTCTACAGAAAGACCTGACTTCCAGATGGGTGGTGAGCTTCAGACACATTGGGGTGGATATGCTGAACCTATGTCTCAGAATCCATACCTACCAGATGGTGGTGAAACTGTAATGTTCAGAGGTCAGTCTCATGATGAGAGTGATGGAAAGGGCAACACAGGTATTGGTATCACCTATGGTGACAATCCTGTAGAAGTGGAAAGAGGTGAACCTGCTATGAAGATGAAAGACGGATCTAATGGAGATAGCAGCCTTGTAGTGTTTGGCAACATCAAAATAACAAAGGGTTTTGCAGATATGTTAGGTGATCCTAAAGCTGCTGGTAAGAAGTTTAAAACTTATACAGCTGATTTGTCTAAGCAAGAGAACAAAGCTAACAAAGCAATCGATAAAGCTTCTGCAATGCTAGATGACTATGATCCTATAACATCTATTGACAAGCTAGAGGGAAACTCTTATGCAGCAACAGTGTATGGTAAAAACAAACAACTTCAAATTTTAGCAGATAAGAAGATGAACGCTGCTGCTTTACAAAATGCTGTTAACGATACTAAAGAAGAAAACTTGTTAAAGATTACAGATAAAGGAGATGTGGTAGCTAGAAAAGGAGCTAACATTCCTAAAGCTCAAGCTGGGTACACTAGTAAATATGGTCTTGTTCCTTGGACAGGTGATAAGAACAGTGGTATTAAGAATGCCTCTGCTTATTCTACAAAGGAGTGGGATGAGATTGCTGAATACCTAGGATTTGATAAAACTGGTCAGCGTGGTAATAAAGCATTCCAAGAGTTCTTGTTCAAAAACGAAGAACTTAAAAATGCTATTATCAACAACCACCAACGTTTGTACAACTCAGATCCTACATCTACATCTAGAAACTGGTATGACAATAAGTTAGGTGCTGGATGGGCTGCTCCTGAGCTTAAGCCTAAGGCTCCTCAGACACCTCCATCAACTATCCCTACACTTACAACCACTGAGTTGAAACAACCTACAGGTGAAAAGACAACCACCACTCAGACAACTAGGTATGGTGTCACTCCTTATAAGAGAAGCGGACTTGTTGATATTCTGAGTCAGGCACTTCCATTTGTACGTCCTTCAGATATAGAGGAGCTTGATGCTAGACAGCTTGCTGGTGAGATGTATGCGCTGGCTACCAATCAGTTAGAGCCTGTAGCTGCACAAACAATTCAGCCTCAGCTAACTGTTCCTTATGACATCTCTCTTCAAGACATTCTGAATGAGAACAGGGCTTCCTTGAGATCACAACAAAGACTTGTGGGATACAATCCTGCTTTACAAAGTCAACTTGGGGCACAAGAATATGCTGCTAATCAGAGAGTGCTAGGTGAGCAATTCCGTATGAATCAAGCTATGAAGAATCAGATTTACAAAGAGAACAGAGATAAGCTTGATCTGTTTGGCTTGAAGAATCTGGAGATTCTTGACCGTCAGTATGTTCGTCAGGCTGAGGCTAAGAGTAAAACCAAGGCTACAACACAGGCTGCTCTCAACTCAATCAGTGACAAATATCTACGTAACCAGTTGGAAAACAGGACATTAGCTACAATGGAGAATCTGTACAACTACCGTTACGATCCTAGATTCAGAACTATCAATATGAACGCTCCATATCAACCTACCATACCAACTGTATACGGGGGAGATGTTCAAAGAGTTCCTGTTCTAGATGACAAGGGAAATATCCTCTATTATGAGCAAAAGGTAGTGAACCCAGGTACAGCCACCGCTGTAGAGGTTCCTGCCCCAGGCGTTAGGGTTCCTGTTTCAAGAAGGGAAGAAATCGCTATAGAACTTCCTGCTAATGCCACTGTGCCAGCAGAAAAATCTCAACTTGGTCAGACTAATCCTTACATGAGTGAGGCTCAGGCCATGGAAATGGGATTTGAACCATTTGGAAAAAATGGGCTGAAGGTGGGTAAGAAAAAGAAACTCAATAGCTCAATCGTAAAGGCTATGAAAAATCTATAACTAACTCAGTTATAGCGAATTACCAAAACTTGTTATTGCTCTTGGAAAATACAACTATTCATAATACATTTGCTAACTTGACTTAAAATGGCTTCATTTACAGATATCATACCGCAATTTAACCCCTATGTCCAGCAGCTTCCTGTGGAAGCTATGGTACAGGTGGGTATGGAGAAACAGAAGCGCTACGATGAGGGCATCCAAAAGATTCAGTCTCAGATAGATAATATTGCTGGACTAGATGTAGTTCGTGATGTAGATAAAGCATATCTGCAGTCTAAACTGAACGAACTTGGAAACAACCTGAAGAGTGTAGCCGCTGGTGATTTCTCCAACTTCCAGCTTGTCAACTCTGTAGGAGGCATGGCTAACCAGATCATTAAAGATCCAAACATTGTGAACGCCCTGTCTTCTACAAAGGCTTACAGAAAGGGCCTAGAGGACATGGCTGCCCTTAACAAAGAGGGTAAAGGGTCTATCTCAAATGACTGGGATTTTAAGAGCAGAGCAAGTAAGTGGTTGAATAGCAGCAACTTAGATGAGTCGTTTTCTGGAACATATAACCCATACACCAACTACAAGAAGAATGCTCTAGAGGTGGTGAAGGGTCTTACAAAGAACAAGAATATCACAGAAGATGCTTTTGACTTTGATAGCAAGGGTAACATGGTTATCAAGGATGCCATCCTTCGTACAGAACTAGCTGGCATATCTCCTGAGCAAATTCAACAGGCACTGTTGGTAGGTCTTAGTCCTAATGACTGGAAACAGATGGAGATTGACGGTAGGTACAACTATGCAAATGTTGATGACCAAGCATTTGCAAACTCTGTAAACACTTCTTACAAGAGTAAGTATGATAGCTTTGCTGAGCAACGCACCATCCTTGAGAACGCTAAAAGCTCTACATCTTCTGCTGTGGAGAAAGCTGCATTAGATAAGAAGATCAAAGATATTGACAAAACTCTTCAGAGCATTACCACTGAATACAACAATGTTTCTAAAACATTCTCACAAGGAGATGTAGAGTCTGCTAAAGCTAGACTGTTCACTTCCAACTTCATGAATGGATTCTCTAATGCATTCTCGTTTACAGAAACTTCACAGGAGTATAAGACTAATCCTTTTGTTCAGAACGAACAATGGAGACAAACCAAAGAACAAGATTGGAAGAAGTTCATTCTTGGTTATAATTTGGATTTAGAAAAACTTGAGGTACAGAAAGGAGAACTTGCTGAGAAAAAAGAAGCAAATCGTATAGCAAGGCTTGCTACCGAGGGATATGGTGGGCTTTCTAGTCCTGTTGATCCTAGCACACTTCCTAAGCTTGTATTGGATAATGTAGTTGCTCAAACACAAGGATATAGAGAAGCTATAGCAAAATCAGATGGTGACTTTATAAAGAGTCAGGGAAAAGACCAAGCTTGGTTAGACCAACAAAAACAGGCTTATCTAAAGTCTCCAAATGGAGTGGATGTTTTGGTTAAACAACACTTTGATAAAACAGAAGGGATGAGAAGATTGGCTGATGAGAATCAGACAATGGTTCTTCAAATCAATGCAGAGGCTGATAGAGTGTATGGGGATGTGTATAAAAAAGTTCCTGCGAATGCTCCAAACATAACATACAACAATGGTGCAGGAACTACGTATGTTTATACACCAAAAGACTTTGTAGACTTTAACTCAAAGATTAGCAGATACAAAACTACAACCACTACACCAGGAAGTCCAACAACAATGACTGGTGGTACAACAACTACAACATTCAATGATCAATTGGCAAAAGCAGAGCTTTCTCCAAAAGATTACACATTATATCAGGTAGAGAAAGAAAAATATTACGGTAAATCTAGTAGTCAAGGTAATAAGGTTCTATCAGATAACCTCAGTTACTACTTCAAAAATGTAAATACTCCGTATCAAAATGTCATTAATCAAAAGAATGAGTTTGTAGCTAAAGAAGTGAAAGATAGATTACTTGCTGCACAGGGAGTTCAATATACAATTCCTACAATTAATAAAGCACAGAAAGAAACTCTTGCTAACATGTTTAGTGCAGCTGTAGGCCTGGCTAAAAAGCCAGGAGGAATTGCTGAATCTCCTTCATTAGACTTGGATATATTGAAGAAAATTTCAGAAAGTGGAGATGCTGAAGGAAGTATTACGGTGATAGAAGGTACAGAATTTGCACCAAGGATGTATCAAATTACAGCAAGAGGTAAAGGTATCGGAACCACTGTTTTTAATCTCACCCCTGAACAAAAAGATTTAGTATTTGGTGATAGATTTGAACCTTCTCAAGCAGTAAGAGCATTCAGGCCTTATCAGAGTATGATGCAGAAGTATAGTGAGATTGATCCTAAAACTGGTCAACGTAGCCCTTACATGTCTACTAATCCTGTTAAAGGACCTATTACATTCCAGAATTCTTCACTGAATAGTGCTGACTTCCCTAATATAAAATCATATGGGGTTACAGGTGCTGTTGTCACTCAAGATGGTGGAACCACTTACTCCCTAAGACTTAACTTCTACGATCCTATTACAGGAAAGTATATTGATGATGTTGGCTATCCTAGAATACTAAATGAGGAAGAAGTGGCTGCTGCAATGGTGCAGATTACAGACGCACATGTCTACGAATTGTTGAATGATAGAAAAGCTACTAGAAATGATTTGCAAATATTGCAAAGGGCTTCTAAAAAACCGTTATAATGGCAGAAAATCCACAAGGACCACTACTTGATAGAATGGGTTTAGAAGAGCAGTTTGGTGGGTACACACCTCCTGGCGCTCCAGAACCATTACCTAATATTCCTTTCAGAGGACTTAGAAATCCTATGCCTGGAGGAAGTGGGGATGAACCCGTGTCTTCTCTTGAAGCTCTTGATGCTTCTATTAGAAAGTCTGTAGGTCAGAAAAGAGGTGGATCTATTCTTCGCCCTCTTAGTCAGATGAGTAATCCTAGATATGATTCATTCGTACCTGGTGATTACAATAATGAGGATGCGTATGCTCAAGGACAAAGCTGGACTGAAAAGATGGTGAATGGTGTTGGTAAAGGACTTGTTCTTACAGGCACTACCTTCTTACAGAGTACCGTAGGGCTTGTTAACGGTGTTGGTAACTGGATAGCTACAGGTAACGCTTCTTCGTTCTACGATAATGAAATGAACAGAAGTCTTGATAGACTGAACAAAGAACTTGATGACAACCTACTTCCTAACTATTACACTAATGTTGAGAAGAATGCTGCATGGTATTCTCCTGACAATCTCTTTACAGCCAACTTCCTTTGGAATGGTATTGTAAAGAATCTTGGTTTTGCTGCTGGTGCTGCATTATCAGGGGGTGTATACGCTGCTGGCATTAAAGGACTTAGTGCACTTCCTGGCATATCTCGTCTTGTATCAATAGGTAAACAAGCTGAGGTGTTGGCTGCTACAGAAGCAGGAATGATGTCTGCTAACAAGGTGGCTGATACATATGGTAAAATAAAATCTCTATCTGATAGATTCCTCACTTCCTACAAGATTCTTAATCCTGGAGGAAGAGCTGTTGTTGCTGGTCTTGCTACAACTGGTGAGGCTGGATTTGAAGCTCTTCAAAATCTCAATGAGGAAAGAACTAAGCTCATTGAGGAATACATGATTGAGAACAATGGTGTATATCCACAAGGCGAAGCTTTAGATGCTATCAACAGGAAGGCTGAACAAACAGGTGATGCATCTTTCTGGGCTAACGTAGGACTTCTTACAGCCACCAACTATATTCAGTTCCCCAAAATACTTGGCTCTTCTTTCAAGGCAGAGAAGGGAATGATCAATTCTCTTGCAGCAGAAACAAAAGAGATTATAGAAGAAGGTGGTAAGTACATTGCAAAGCCTGCAGCAGGCAATAAGATACTCTCCACTCTTAACAAGATTAGACCTTATACATTCTCCACATCTGAAGCATTTGAAGAAGGTGCTCAGTATGCCATTGGTATAAGTGTAAAAGACTACTATAACAAGAAGAACAATAACGAAGCTACAAGCTTCCTTGACAGTCTTTCAGAAGGACTTACACAAACCTTTGATACCGATGAGGGTATGGAAAACATCATCATTGGTGGCTTGTCTGGAGCTATCATGCAGGGTAGGGGAAGATTTGTAGAGGATAGACAAAAGACCAAAAATACAGCTGATGCTATCCAGAAGTTTAATCAGTTCAAACTATCAGACTTCACTAAGGACACAATTGACTCTGTCAATCGTGGAACTGTTCTACAACAGGAAAGAGAAGAACTGTTGAAGAGAGGTGATGTATTGAATAGTAAAGATAAGGAAGCAGACTATGTTATTAACTATCTGTCTCCTCGTATCAAGTATGGTAGGTTTGATCTAGTGCAAGCTGACATAAATGACTATAGAGCGTTAGCTAGTACAGATGAAGGTTTTGCTCAGCTTGTGGCTGAGGGCAAAGCGCTTCCTACAGATACAAAAGAGTCATTCCTTGCACGTGTAGAGAACCTGCAACAAACTGCAGATAATGTTAAATCTCTCTACCAATCTCTTAACTTGCGTTATGCTGGTCAAGTGGATGAGCAAGGGAAACCTATGTACCCACCTGCTGTAATTGACCAGATGGTATATGCTGCTTCTAAGGTGGCTGACTATGACGTTCGTATTCCTAAACTTAGTCCTAAACTATCTGCTGCTGGCATCAATGTAGATGAGGTGGTTAAAGATATTGTTGAGGGTAAGGTGGAAAGCTTCAACGCTGCTGTTGACACCATTGCAAACATGAAAGATCTCACTGATGATCAGAAAGAAGATCTTGGTCAAGCTCTGGAGGATGTATCTGAAATGAGTATTCGTAGAGACAAGTTCTTGAAAGAATACAATGATATGAAGAAGACTCCTGAGAAATACAAGGAGTATGAGCCTACACCAGAAGATGAGGCTAAGGCGGCTGAAGCACCTGGTGCTATTGTAAAGGTGAAGGGCAAGACTGGTGAGAAGAGTCTAATAGTTGGTGAAGAGTATTTTATAGGTAAGTCAGTGGATTATGATAAGGACGGGCTAGAAGTTCCTGTTCCAATTAGCAGCTTGACAATCCTTGGTGAGAATGAGAATGGCACCATCAAGATTAAGGATAATAAGGGTGAGGTGAGAGATGTGTCTAAGGAGGTTCTTCTTGACTACAAGATATCTAGGGTGGCGTCTGTTCGTGAGAACAAGATGGCTAACTATTTCTTCAAACACAGAAATGAGATATTCCAATATAACTTTGGTGAGCAGTATGGTGGAAAGAAACCAGGAAGACTTGAGTATATTGACGACAATCTATTTTTTGTATACAGAGATGACAAAGGAAAGATCAGAAGAAAGAAGCTGAAGAAAGAACAGTTTGTTGCTCAAGAAGGATTTACACAACCTCGTATTCAGATGGTTGGTGATATCAGAAATGAGGAACAAAGAGCTGCTCTTGAAGAAATGACATCTGACGAAGAGCTTGCTAGAGAAAGAGAAACTCTGGCTAAGAACAGAGATGCACGTCTTGAGATTATTACACAACTAGAGAATGAAACCAGAGAACGCCTCAATGAGGTGAACAGAAAGCTCGACAATAAAAAGAAAGAGCTTGATGGTATTCAAAAGGATCTGAATAAGATAGGTGAAGAAGTGAGAGTGGCTGAACCTCGTACAAAAAGAGAGAAAGCCCTTGAAGCTAAATACCCTGAGCTTAGTCGTCAGAAGGCTAAGTTTAGCAAGGTGTTCTCTACAACCAGCAAAGCCCTGTCTAAGCTCTCTCGCATGAGGGAAGATGTACAGGATGAGATTGGTAAGCTTACAGCTGAGAAGAATGAGCTTGAACTCAACCTTTCATATTTTGAAGATTTTGGACAAAATCTTAATGAACTTCCTGAGAATTCTGGTGAATTCTTAGCAGAACTTAAAGAGCAAGTGAAGTGGGTGGAGATGCTCATCAAAGAAACTGGTGAGAACATTAACGTCCTAGCTAAACTTGGTAAAACCATTGAAGCTGCAATCAAAGACTTTGCTGATCTTCTTAATGATTCAATGCAGAAGTTTGATGCAGACTACCCTCAATATATCAAAGACACATTGGCTGAGATACAGGGTGGTAACTTCATCATCAAAAACTTTGGAGATCTGAAGGAATATCTTGCAGACTATGCTGTTCTACAAGATCTTCAGCAAGAGATTAGTGTAAATGAGAAGAAGCTGCAAGACACTGAGGATCAAGTGAGAAAGCTTTATGACCAGCTTGAAGAACTAGGAGCTGAGCATAATGCTAAGAAACAACTTCTTGACAGATTCCAATCTGTAGCTGATGCTTATAAAGCTAGAAAGGCTGAGGAGAACAAGATGTTGGAGAATGACCAACTATTGGCTGAGGCTCTTGGCACAGCTGATACAGATGTTCAAACTGCTCAGTTTAGTAAAGAATATGAACCTGCAGCCAAGAAGTCTGATGCTATTATTCCTAGAGCTACATTGGGTGTGGTGAGAGGTAAAGCTCATCAAATCAGAGCCAATCTCTTTGGATTCAACCTTAACAGGTTTGCTAATAGAAAGAACATCCGTGGTGTATACGTAACCTCTAAGAATGAAGACCAACTTATCCCTGGTCTTACAGACCGTTTAAGAATAGACGAAGCTGGTCAAATTGATGAGGACATCAATAAGGATGAGATTATAGCCATGGTGATGGTTGAGGAGGATGCTGATGGAAATGTTAAGATTGTAGGTGTAGATGGACAACCTATTCCTGATGGAGTGGATCCTCTAGACTATGCTATTTATCAAGTGTATCCTGATGGTGATCTAAAGTGGGGTGCTGAGTTTGATAACGAAAGCATGTTCCGTAAAGACACTCCTCAAGAGGTGAAAGACTCTGTCACTGAACAATACAAGAAATGGAGAAGCTCTGTGCTTGAAAACCCAGATCTTACACAACGTCATGAGATAGAAGCGTCTTTTGGTAGAGTGGAGAATGTAGTGGATGAGAATGGTAAAACCATCTATGAAACCAGAACATCTGTACAGGATGCCAACCTAATCACTACAGATGAGTTGGAAGCTAATCAACTTATTACAATTCCTACACTTCCTACAGAAGATGGTAGGTTTGCGGTGGTAAACCAAGGAACTGTTACATTCAGAGTTCCTATAGGCACAGTGCTTTTGGAAACTCCTAATGGACTGGTTAAACTTCAGAACAAGAAGAACAGCGTAAAAGAAGCTGAGACTATATATAGCGCAGTGTTACAGCTAGCTAAGAATATGCTTAATCCTCAAGTGGGAATTAAGGGCCCTGAGTCTGAGCGTTTGTTTGACTGGTTGAAGTCTGTTGTATATTGGGGTATTCCTGAAGATCAACAGGGTAATAGAAAACCTGCTGGATATAACAGCATGTTCTTTGAGAAAGATGCTGAGACAGGCAGGTTCATGCTCTCCATATCTGGTAAGGGTAAGGACTTTGCTTTCACACCTACATCTCTTGAAGAGAACAAAGAGGCAATTGTCCTGATGTTGTCTAACATGTACAATAATGTTAAGGCAAAGCTAGCCAGTCAACTCAATGAACCTTACGAAGAAATTCTGTCTATATCTGAGGATGGTGAAATCACCAGCAGAATATGGCAGAACTATCAATCATATCTGTTATCAAACCAAACTCCTGATGGTAAGGTGAGAAGTGGTGAAGAACTTCCTCTTTCTACAACAGCAAGACCTACAACATCAGATGAGGATGTTAACAGAACAAACATCTACTTCTATACAACAGATACAGCTGATGATTTTGTCATCCCTGTAGTTGAGAAGAAGAAGGTGGTTACACCTAAGGTGTTGACACCTGGTGCTCCTAAACAAGCAGCTCCAACAGAAGTGGTTACAGCTGCTCCAGCTGCCCCAGTTCCTACACAGACATTTGTATTGGATGGTAAAACACCAAATACATTCACCACTCCACAAGGAAAGAAACTTGTATTCATAGCTCCTGCAGATACCACAAAAGAGAATGCTATTACGAAGATTAGCATCTTGAAAGGTGGAGATCTTGATGAGTTGATGGCTAAAGTGAAGGAAGCTGGTAAAGATCCTGCAACAGTTTTAAAGGGTACAATCTTCAACGCTATTGCTCCTACAATCAATGAGATGAAAGCCCTAGAGGCCGAACTCACTGTAACCATTCCTGAGGATGTACAAGAAGTGATTGTAGCTGATGCTGAGTCTCAGATGGGTAAGCCTGTTGACCAGGACATTATTGATGCTGTTAATGAGAAGATTAGTGGCATGGATGATGAAGCATTGCGTGTTGTGGTTGAGAATGAACTCAAGGCATTTGTTCCTGAGAACTGGAATCAAGTGGAAACTTGGCTCAAGGCTAACTTCCCTAACATCCCCGTATACCGTGTAAAGAACATCATTCAGGCTACTAACGGTAGACAAGCTTGGGGTATGTTCAAAGATGGTGCAATATACATCTATGAGAATGCTGAGGTGGGTACAGCCTACCATGAGGTGTTCCATGCTGTATGGAGAATGTTCTCTGACTCTGCAGAACAGAAAGCTATTCTGGATGAAATGAGAGCCAGAGGTGGTAAGTTCTTTGACAGAGCTTCTCTAAGCGATGTTAAGTACTCTGAAGCTACAGATGAGCAGCTTGAAGAAAAGCTGGCTGAAGAGTTCAGAGATTATGTACAAGAGAAAAAGATCCCTGCAAAACCTGCAAAGGGTAGACCATATATATTGAAGCTGTTCGCTGATATGGTGACAGCTATTAAAGAATTCTTCCTTGGACCTCAGTCAGATTCTAAGGTGGAGAAGATGTTTAGCAAAATTGGTCAGGGCTACTATAAGTCTCACCTGCCACTAGCAAACAGCTTGTCATATGCCAAACAAGGTATTATTGATATAGAGGATGCATTTGCTGATTCAGATGCTGCTCTTAGTCTTTTTGGTATTAACGATAAAGAGAGAAGTGATATCATTCAGCATATGACCTATCTGACGCTTCTTGATTTTATCAAGACAGACAGAAGTCTTTTTGAACTTGATAAGCTCAATAAGAAACAACAATATGCCAAACTTAGATATCAGATATACAGAACAATTGCTCAGAAAGCTCGTGCTGCTCAATCTCTTGTAAGAGAAGGAAAGAAGACACAAGCTGAGGTGAATCCTTACATACTTAACGTTATTCAGTTGATGCAAAACGTTAAGGACCAATGGGATCTTCTTACAGAAAGACATGAGGAATATCTGAAAAGCTATCAGCTTGAGTTTGATGAGAACGACGGTCTTACACTCAATGATGAGAATAAGAGTGGTAGAGAGACATGGCAAGATGCTAGTAAGATTGACCACTTTAAGAAAGCTAACGGAGCTGTAAAGCTTCTATTGGCTACCATCCCTCAGGTGGATGACAACGGTAGACTTGTACCTTCTTCTATTGGTGGAGCACAGCTTCTGCCTGTAAGTAAGACTTACATCAGTATCATGAACAACTTGCACACATCTGCAAGTATAGAAGAGATGGTGAGTAGGCTTCGTAACATGGCTGAAAGTGATCCCAACTACAGAACATTATACAGAAGAATTACAAAGAAAGACTGGAAAGATGGTGGTGTGGATCTGTCTAAGATAGACACAGAACATGGTTTACAACTCTTGAGTGCTATATGGAATACATTCAAGAAGCAGAATCCTGATGTAAAGAATGTATTCATCCTTGAGAATGGAGACATTGTAGTGGGTGAAGCTAACTTGTCTACAGCTGCACAACAGCTTAGAAGTGAATATATTAACGCTATAGTGTTCAAGGCTAAAGAAGGTAAAGGGTTCTTCAAGTATGAAGACAAAGTGTTCAAAGGAGATCCTGCCAAACTAAAAGGTATAAAGTTTGATAGCATTACAGGCATGGTGGATTTCTTGAACCAAATGGGCATTCCTTTTACAGTGTCTGATGTAAACAAGATGAATCCTGAACAATATAAAATGTTCAAGGAGGCTGTTCTTGGTATTAAGGAAAGCATTGCTAAGACTGAAAAGATAGCCACCTTCTCTGGAAAAGCTCTTGGTATGAGCGGTAGACTTCTTGAGCTTGGTCTTGTGAAGACAGCTGTTAGCAACCCTGAGTTTAGCAGTACATATTTCAATGTATCTGGTGAGCGTACACAGTCTTATATTGGAACTAACGCAGCTAGTGATTTGTTTGAATTCCTATCTAAGCTTGAAAGATTTAACAAGGACACTGTAGGTGGTACACGTTATAGCTACCTTCTGACAGATTCATTTGCTAAGGGTTCTAATTTGTTGAGCAGAATGTTCACCACAAACGGAACACGTAAGGAGAAAACAGAAGACCTATTCAAGATTGGATATGTGAGCGGTGTAGTGGATGAGAGCAAAGGAAAGCGTAAAGAGTCTTCTCGTCTGACATATAAAGACAGACTTGTACAAGAACTAAACCTCAACTTGTCAGGCTACTATCTAAATCTAGTTCCTGGGGATGCATCTATTGAATGGATGATCAAGATGGGTAATGCCATCTCTACATCTTCTATATCTAGAGGAATGGCTGACATCAATGCTATATTCAAAAGTTATTTCACTTCTGAGCTTGAACTTGTTAGAGAAAACCGTCCTGTAGCTAAAGGTAGAAAGTCTAATGAGATGCGTTTCTTCAAAGGCATTCTTGGTGATACATTACATTCTGATGTAATATCTGCCAAAGGAACTCCTGAAGAAGTGTATGCAGCATTTGAAGATAAGATAAATGCAAAGCTTGCAGACTTCATGGAAAAGGATATGATCAAGCTGAAGACAAGTCTGTCTCAGTTTGGCATTCTGAAGGAAGGAATGTTAGGCTTTGAATTGGAGAACGTAAACATTGCAAAGAACCTTACAGAGAAAGAGCTGAACAAGCAACTCATGGCTCTTACAGCCAACTATATGATTGCTAACATTGAGATGCACAAGCTTCTCTATTCTGATCCATATCAGTATGAGGATGAGCTTAAGCGTATCAAGAGCTTCAACTCTCCACGTCAGGCAATCATTAGCAACTCTCCAAAGATGAACGCTGCTTTCAACAATGTTTGGAACAAAGGTTACAAACCTGGAGATATAGGATTCACTAAGTTCACACAAGACTTCTTCCGTTCTGCAACACATGCTGATGTATTAGGAGTGATAAATCTTCCTAATTATACAAACTTTAAAGAGACTGATGGTAGTGGTATCATTAGCATGAAAGCTAATCGTCAGTTTAGAATTAGAGCTGGTCAGTGGAACAGCAACGAAGAGCGTCAGTATAGATATGACGTAGCTTGGGAGAAGAATGATAAAGGCTTAGAGATGAGTCCAGAAGAAAGAGCTTTATTTGCTGCTGGTAATCCTGGTGTACAGAGTGCATACACTCCTCTGAAACCAATCGTGTCTGGAAGCAAGCTTGATAAAAATGGCTCAGCTAGCAAATTCAATAATGTGGTGCTTGATAAGTTCGCACTCTATCCTCTGTCCTATCGTATTGTTAAAGAGATTAATGATAGCGCTAATGCTGTTAAGCTCTATGACAAGATGCAGGCAGAAAACATTGATTATGTGGTGTTTACAAGTGGTAGAAAGGTGGGAGCTGAAAGTCCTCATGAAACATACAAGAATGGGGAGTTCAACAATGACCCTTACAAGGGAGTGATTAATGTTCCTTTCTCCATCATGAGCATTCAGTCTGAGGTGCCTTCTAAAGAAGACAACCTTGTAACTAGAGGTAGCCAGATCACAAAGCTCATTACACTTGATTTCTTAGAAGCTGGAGTGCCAGTGGACTTCTTCCCTGGTCAGCAGTTCTCTAGCAGATATAAAGCATGGGCTAGACTGAGTGAAGCTGAGAAGCTTGAGAAATCTAAACTGTACAAAGAGATAAAGAACAACCAAGACCTTCTTGAAGCTCTTATTGAGGAAGGGTATAAAACCACTTTGGATAGACTTGGTATCAAGGAAACTGTTACAAAGGATGGTAAGAAGTATGAGATAACAGACTTCACCAAGGCTGCTCAAACTCTTCGTGATGAAATCCTGAAGAGAGAGGTGAATGATAACATATCTGATGCACTGGCTGGATTCCTTCAGGGTAAGGTGGTGCTTGAAGCCACTCCTGCATACCAGCAAGTGAGAAACATCATCTACTCTATAGCTGACAAGCAGTTCATATCTCCAAAGATAAGCGGAGGTTTGAAAGTACAGATTCCTTCTACAATGTTGGAAAGTGGTACACGTCAGGTGAAAGATGGCTTATATGAGTCTGACGTTCTTAAGTTCTATGAGAAGGGTGGTGAGCGTGTAGCTGAGGTGATGCTTGGCAGATGGTTCAATAGCCCTATGTCTGATGATGAACTTCTAGATTGGTTTAACAATACAGAAGAAGGACAGAAACAACTATCCATTTTGGCTGGTGTTGGATTCCGTATTCCTACACAGAAACAAAACTCTGTTGACAAGATTGTTATCAAAAAGTTCCTTCCTAAGGAGTTTGGTGACAGTGTTGTTATCCCTGCTGCTTTGGTTCAGAAGGTGGGATCTGACTTTGACATAGATAAACTTTCTGTCTACCTGAAGAATGTATATGTTAAAGACGGTAAGCCTAAACTGATTCCATATCTTGGAACTGGTGAAGAGGCTATAAACAAGTTCAGAGAACTCTACGACAAAGGAGAATTCCTTACAGATGAGGAGATGAAAGAGCTTGACAGATACATCTCTGAGGAGAAACTTCTCTTACAGGATGCAGCTGAAGAGTCTTCTAGCGGAAAACTAATGAGCTCTATAGTTGGCAAGTTGTTCTCTGAGGAAGAACTTACACAAGAGTTTACTAGAGGCATCCCCTCTAAAGATCAGATTATCAGGAACTTATACAAGAAGAGCTTGGAGAATGAGTATATCCAGAGCATGGAGAATCTCATTACAAGTGATGCTAACTATAAAAACCTCATCAAACCAAACTCTGCAGATCCTCTGAAGGACATTGCTAAGTTTATTGCTGAGAAAACTGTAGGTCAGACATTTGATTATACAAATGTGGACAACATGCTTGACAGAACATTCATGTCAAGATTGCGTCATGCATTTGTAACAGGTAAGTATGCAATTGGTATTGCTGCTGTTAACCAGACCAATCATTCTCTGAACCAACGTCAACCCATCTATATAGATAAGAATAAGCTTGACAACCTATCTGATGAGGATAAGTTCTGGCTAGGTAATGCTGATATCAAGTTTGACAAATACAACTTGATTGAGATAGATGGTAAGATGGTGCCCACCCTCTCGATGATTGAGAATAAGGCTGGAGAGAACATCTCTGACATCATTGGTATGTTTATAGATGGATATGTGGACATCTCCAAGGGTCCATGGATTATGGAACTTGGTGCTACACCAAACGTGGCTAGTACATGGTTGTTCCTGACTAAGCTGGGTGTGCCTATCAAAACTGTGGCATATTTCATGAACCAGCCCATCATTCGTGACTACCTACGTACAATTGAGAGTGCTGGTTATTCATGGCTGTTCATTGATCAGTTTGTAGATCAAATGGCTGAGGCGTATGAGCAAGACATGACAGAAGCTGAGTTGAATAATAGATTGGCTACATTCAAGATTCCTGGAGAAACAGCTCTGAAAGATAATGTAGGTAAACGCATTTCAGATATGAACTCTCAACAGAAGATGGACCAGTTCCTGATGCTGAAGGAGTTCTTGAAATATGCTAAGATGGCTGAGCACATGTTCCATGTAACACAGGGGTCTAACTATGACACATCTACGTTCAACGATCCTTTCTTGGTGTTCAAGAAACAAATGCAGCAGATCAAGGCTCAGAACACAATCATTAGTTCTGTAGATACGCTTCTTGCTAATTCTTTTATAGGAAAGCTTGCAAGTAATGTAAACAGTGTGAGAGATGCATTTGCTCAGATTATTAAGTCTGACAATCCTAAGGTGAGAAATGTAATACAGCAGGTGCTTATGCCTTTTGTAGAAACAAGTGATAGAGAGTTTGTTAAGCTGGCTCAGAAGGCTGTTAGTGATTTGTTTGACTGGGCTGTACAGACTGACCAGCAGTTGAACGAGATGATTAAGGACATCCTTATTAATGACGGTGGTGTGGGTAGAGAGTTGACAATGTTTGTAAATGACATTAAGAAAAACCCTAGACATCCTCTGTATAACAATCAGGTGATCAACATCATAGAGGGTATTCCTTCTATGAGAGCTGCTGTGGGTGGTCCAAACAATGCTAAGTTGAACATGGGAGAGACTAAGGTGTATGATCAAAACAATGTCATATATGCCTTCCGTGAACTTAGAGACTATCTGAAGGGAGAGAAGAATCCTCTATATGATAGAATCGTAACATTGTCTGTTCTGCAGAGTGGATTGTCCACATCCCCAATATCATTCACATCACTTCTTCCTTATGAAGATTTTGAAAATGTGTACAATAAAACCTTGTCTAAGTTGGAAGGAATGTCTAACTTAGAGGACTTTTATAAGCTGGGTGTGTTCCAGAGAAACAACTGGAATAACGATGATGTAGTTCCTTACCTAAAAGCAGCTCTTATCAAAACTGCAGCAGGTAGAACTTATTACAACCCATCTATGAAGTTCTTGCCAGACGCTGTAACAAAGGCTGTAATAGATGGAGACATTCCTCCTGTTCTTACACGTTCAAAGAGAAACAGAGAGGCCAATTCTGATTACATTGTTTACACATGGGAGAAGCAAGAAGAGCTTCTTACAGAACAGGAGTTGAAAGAGGCTGTAGCAAATCGCCAGTTGTATAAAGCAATTGCAAACAAGAAGGCTGAAATGCGTAAAGCTAATGACTACTCTTTCATCAATAAGGGTTTGTTCAAGAAGGTGTATGACGATTATGGCACACCTCTTGAGCACACAGACTATAAAGGTCAGAAATACTTTGTCTACAAGGCTATCAATGCCTGGGGAGATAGCTTCAGAGCTAACGAGTTCTGGGCAACAGATCACAAGTCTGTAATTGAAAACGGATTTATGAAGGTGGAAGATGTTCACAACAATTTGATTATCAGCATGTTCTTAGATGGCAGTAAGGTTAAGACAAGTGCTTCTGCTACAGCTCCTACAGCTGTTCCTTCTGGCAAAACTATTAATATCTATGCAGGTACAGGAGAGAATGCTGAGTTAAGTAACTTTGCTATTAGACCTTTTACTATAGCTGGTGAAACTTATGATAGTGTAGAACAATACTTCCAGCTTCAAAAATTCCAAATAGCAGAGGTATTAACCTTTGATTATGATTCTACAAATGCTCAATCAATTTCAAATAAAATAACTGAAATTGCTGATAAAATAGCTAGTACAAAAAATGGGGCAGAATTAAAAAGATTAGGAAATACTAGAATACCTGGAACTACATTTAATGAAGAGTTTTGGAATAAGGAAGGTAAACTAGCGATGAAACAAGCTATGATTGCATCGTTCTCACAAAATCCATCAGCCCTTAAATCTTTATTAGCTACAGGAAAAGCTGAACTTACGCACACACAAGATAATACTAAATGGGGTAAAGAGTTCCCTAAGCTTCTTATGGAAGTGAGAAAAGAATTATCAATGAATAAAAAGGATCCATTTACTTGTTAAAACTAATATGAATGGCTTGTAATGTACAATTGAACGCTTTAAACTATCTCAAGAGCAAGGATATCATTGATGATAACTTGTTGTTGAAGAGTGCTAGGTTTTTCCCTGAGAACGATAAACTTACGGATATTGCTAGAAGTAAGTATGGCGTTAAGGGAGAGGGTAAACTATTTAGCACAAAGAGGCTTCCTAGTGACAGCATAAAGGCTGTGCCTAATGAAGAGCTGTTCAATGAACTACAGGAAAGACATAATCTCTTCCAGAAAACCAGACTGACAGAAGATGAAATAAATGACTTATATAACGGAGAGGCCCCAATAGACATCTATGATCAGGAGGGTACAATGCCTCTAAGTCAAGCTTCCCCTGAGACTATTGCTAAGGTGAAGCAGATTCTTGAGAAGATGGGTGTAACCATTAAGGACCTTGCTGAATATGCTAGAGGAGCCAAGCTTGATGCTAGAGGCATCAGTGCTGTGGCTGATGTAGTGAGCAAGGTGATTGCTGTGGCTGAAGGCAAAGAGAATGTAGCACTGACAGAAGAGATGGTGCACATTGCTACAGCCATCCTAGAGCAGAAGAACCCCAATCTGGTTACCCAGATGATCTCAAAGATTGACAGGTTTGCTATATACAAGCGTACGTTTGACGAGTATAAAGACAACCCTGCATATCAACTTCCTAATGGAAAGCCTAACATTCGTAAGATAAAGAAAGAGGCTGTAGACAAATTGATTGCTGAACTCATTGTGTATAACAACGAGGGCACAACAGAATTCCCTGAGCTGATGAATGAGACAGACAGATCTATCATCAGAACCTGGTGGGAAAGTATTCTTGACTGGTTCAGAGGAATGTATAAGACAGCTAACATTGATATATTCCAAGAAGCTGCTGGTATTATTGAGGAAGGGGTGGAAGGAGATATTCTTGATGCAAGCACAGAACAAATCTACTATCAACTCTCTGATCCTCAAAAGGCTCTACAACAACGCATTCTTGAGACAAGAGATGCTGTTAATAAGGTGGTAGATAAACAAGCTACAGATCCCATCCTTTTGGATACAGAAGAAGCATCTAACTGGTATGAGGTGAAACAACCCGATGGTACATTCAAACGTGTTACCAAGAGGGTAACTAACCTTGTAAAGGCTTGGTATAGACAACGCTTCCCTGGTAAGGTGTTCACTGAGGAAGAGAAACGCTTTAATGAAGCTAAGAGACAACTTGGTGTAAAAGGACACGCATACTTTGAAGAGATCCACGGAAGATATTTTAATTCTGATGGAACTAGAAAGAAGAACGTAGACCCTCGTGCAACAAAGTTATCAGCTACAGATGAGGACATATATGAGAAGCTTGAGAAGTATTACGCTGATCTAATCAATAAGTTCTCTAAAGATGGCAAGAATCCTCTTGTTTTCTCTGAGGCGATTATATATGATCCTAAGGAGAAAGAGGCTGGCACCATTGACCTTCTGATTGTAGAAGAAAATGGTAAGGCTAACATCGTTGACTGGAAGTTTATGAGTGTGGCTGCTGATGCCAAGGATGTTGCTTGGTTTAAGCAGGGAGCTTATGACATCCAGCTTGGTAGATATAAGGACATCCTACGTGAGAGATATGGTGTAAAAGAGATAGGAATGAACAGAGCTGTGCCTATTATTATGCAGCTCAAACAGGAGAACATTAAAGATAAAAACTCTCCTATTAATCTTACAGGTATTGCTATTGGATCTGTTAACACAGAAGAGATTGAAGACCTACGTTTGGTTCCTGTCTCTGAGCAAACAGAGTCCACTGGCTTTGAGCGTCTAGATGAACTCATCAGACTACTTAATGCCACCTATAAGCAAATCTCTAAGAAGGTGGTGACAGAAGAAGATGAGCGTGAGTTTAAGCGTGACCGTTTGAACATTCTGAAACAAGCTATACGTACAGCCCAAGGAACACTAAACATTGCTCCTCTGGTGGATGTAATTAAGATAATGAGAAAAGAGGGTCAACAGATCCTTGATGACTACAACACTACATACAAAGGTAGACCTGCTAACACAGAAGGAGAAGACTTTACAGATGAGAAGCTATCTGATGTAGCTGCAAATATGAGAGAATACAATGCTTTTGCAGATGTATTTGGTAGAATAGATGACCTGATTGGTGAGCTCATCTATAACAAACAGATGGAGAAAGATGCCACCACAGAAGAAGCTAAAGAAGATGTGGCATCAAGAAAAGAACTTCTTGATAGCATTAGTGCTGAGGCTAGAGAGATTCGTCTTTCTGCAGAACAAATCAAGAAGGTATCTGGTGAGTTTGCTGATAAGTTTATAGGACAGAGAAACCTTGTAAGAGGACTCTTGAGTGCAGAGGCTATTGTAAAAGGACTATCTGCCACCTTCAGAGGTGTATCAGAATTACCTATGGCATCTTTGCAGATCTTATACAAGCTTGTCACTAATGCCAAGGGTAGAGCTTCTAGAGAAGCACTTGGTGAGGTGGATAGACTTATGGCTATTCGTAAGAAGCTTGTAGACAGAGGTGGAGATGTTAGAAGACTGGTTCAACAAATATATCAGAAAGATGATAAGAACAAGCTGGTTAACAAGCTGATATATAAGTTTGATAAGAAGTTCTTTGAGGGTGTAGATAACAACGCTCTTGAGGGCTACCGTGATAAGAGATGGTTGATGGATAACATCGACATTGATGCATATAGAAAGGAAGCTGGAGAACTCCTTAAGAAGAAGATAGATAGAATCAAGAAGCTACATGATGATAATGAAGAACTCATGGAGCGTCTTATTCTTGATGAGCAGCGTAAGTGGGACATTGATAGAAAGGATTTCATTGGTTGGAACAACTACGTAATCAAAAGACATCCCCTAACTAAATGGTATTCAGAGGAATATAAGAGTCTTCTGAAGGACCCAGAGCTTCTTGAGCTTTACAATTTCATCAGTGAGATGAATGATAAGGCTAAGGAGTCTGGATATATTAGTAACAAGGTGGCATCAACCTTCCTGCCTTTTGTAAGAAAGGGAATGGCTGAGAGCTTAGCTTGGGACTTTGACCTATCTGCTGTAATGAACTTTGGTAAGAACCTGCAGCTTCAGGCTGATGATGTGGGGTATGGACAGGTGAATGAGCTTACAGGTGAACTAGAGAATGCTATTCCTAAGTATTACACATATGACTTCACACGTGGTGAGGATGGAGTGAATGACTATTCTGATGTGAGTGAGGACGTGTTTAAGAACATGATCTTATACATCAACCACATGGAGAAGTATAAGTATTTGTCTGAGGTGGAGGATCAACTGCAGCTTGTTAAAACTGTTGAAACTTTCAAAGGTCACTTAAACACCAATAGATCTGGTGAGGTGATCTATGTAAATGGAAAACCTGAAGAACTTAAGGGTAATGAGGAAAACACTAAGATATTCAACGACTTCCTCAGGGCCCTATTGTATGAGCAGAAGTATCCACTTTCTGACAGTGATACACCGCTGGGTGTAGGTAAGGTGATGAACTTCGTCAAGAAGTCTTTGAACGACGTAACTGGTAGAGAGATATTTAAGATAGATGAGAATCCGTCTGCTACATCTCTGGTTAAAACCATGGATGCTGCAAACAGAGCTTTCCAACTTAAGACATTAGGACTAGAGTTTATATCTGGTGCTGTGAACGCATTTGGTAGTAACATCCAGATTGCTACACAGGCTGGTAACTATTTTAAGGCTAGAGAGGTGCTTGCTAATGAGGTGAAGCTTGTTGGAAACAAGTTCAAAAATGATGATGAGCGTAAGATGTTCTTGCAGCTTATTGATTCATTCATGCCTTTGAAAGACGATCCTACATATGATGAGTTGCAGAAGTCTGGATTAAGCACCCTAACAAGAGGTAGCTTCTCAGACTTCCTGATGGTGTTCATGAGACAACCAGAACAACACATTGAGAAATCTATATTCCTCACCCTCTTAGACAACATGATGGTGGAGGATGGGAAGATTGTCAGCATTCGTGAGTTTGTCAAGAGGAAGTATAAAGACCGTTATAATAGTGCTGCTAGATACAGAGAAGTGGCATCTGCTATTGACCAAGAGATAGAAGAACTTAAGAAGACTAGGTCAATTAATGCTATCAAGAAGCTAGAGGATGGCAAACTTGTCATCCCTGGTCTGGACCTTTCTAATGTAAAAGAGCTTCAACGTCTCACCAATCTCACCAGACGTATAGCTAGAAATGCCACAGGTAACTTGGCTGATAGCGATCTTAACCGTATGGGAATGAACATCTGGACCAAGTCTATGATGGTGTTTAAGAACTGGATTCCTAAGCTCCTAGATACACGCTTTGGAGAGTTCAGAAAGGTGAGTGATGACTTCTCTGTAGAAATAGGAGAAGATGGTCTCACCACAGGAGAGAAGTATGACATTGGTAGAATTAGGCTTTTCTCAATGTTCCTATCCTTGAATATTGTTAAAACCATAAAACAGATAACTGACGTTATTTCTGTGAACGAAGATGGGCTTATGCTGATGGACAAGATGTATGAGGAGTTTGCTGAGCAATACCAGAAGCGTACAGGTAAGCCCCTGGAAATGGATAGGGATGAGTTCATAGATATGATTAGGACCAACCTCAGAAACCAGGTGAAAGAACTTACTATTCTCCTATCTATGTTTGGTGCCATGTTTGCCCTAGGGTTTGCTGCTCCTGATGACGATGATGACAGAGCTGATAAGAACTTCCACAGATATGCCCAAAGAACGATAGATAAGTTCATTGGGGAACTTTCCTTCTTCTATAATCCTGCTGAGTTCCAGAAGATTATGAGCGGTTCTGCTTTCCCAGCCATGGGTATCTTTGGAGATATTGGTAGATTCGTAAGCCACATCACTATGGAAATGACAGGAGTGGACACATCCAATCCTGAGCTTACAGTGGAACAGGTGAGGAAGAAAGCCCAGCCTGTAAAGAACCTGGGTAAGATGTTCCCCATAACCAAATCCCTGTTCACCTATGGTGGTATCTTGGATGCTGATTTCGCTAAGGAATTTGACATTACCATTCAGAAAGAAAGCAGGAGATGATAGCTATATTATGTCGTTTATTTCTTCATAACTCATTGAAAATACATTACTAACAACTAATTTTGCTAATATGCGTACCGCTGCAATTTGCCCAACATGTGCTGTATATGAGAATGCTTTGTGCATCCTCTATAACGGTGAATATTTGCCCAATATTGACGTAAACCCCTTAGACTCTCTAGAGGTAGCGTTGGGAAAGATAAATGACAATCTGGTTCCTGTAACAGGATCTGGTGCTCCTACAGCTGGAGCCATCTATCTTGGACAACTCTACGTGAGAACTTCTGTAGCTCCAAACCTATATTTTGCTAAGTCAGTGGGTACAGGTGCTTTGGACTGGAGGATTCTTCCTTCTATTCCATACACAGGAGCCCCTGAATATGCTGATAATGCAGCTGCTATTGCTGGTGGTTTAACAAATGGTCAACTCTACCGTACAGGTGACGTGTTGAAAATCGTACATTAATCTAAGACATGAACGTACTTCCTAACATACTACAGTATGGAAGTAGTGGCACATCTGGTACATCAGGTGAATCACAAGCTTCTGACTACGTAAATAATTTCCCAGTTTATATAGATCCAGTGGTTCCAGTGGAGCCACCACCTAGTGAAATATCATCTAGTCAGAACTCCTTTTTGTCTAAGCTTTATGGTAGGATGCCTCAACAAGAGGTTGCTCCTATTATTACTAGCGAGCCACTTATTTATGTTGCTGCTCCTGATCCAGTGGATCCAGCAGACAACCAATCATTCATGTCTAAGCTATTTGCTAATGCAAATAACAATACAGCTTTCACAAGCAGCCCAGTAGTATGTGCTGCTAATCCTTGTCCTATCACATTGAACGCCACCTGTGTGTTCTATGAAGGACCTAATTTGATCTATACAAAGATCAACACAAACGACAACCTCCAGACAGCTCTTGAGAAGATAGAGGCAGCTATTGCTGATGAACTTGCAGGTAGCTCTGGTACGAGTGGCACTTCTGGCACCTCAGGAACGTCTGGTACAGCAGGTACTTCAGGTACCACTGGCACCAGCGGAACTTCAGGCACAAGTGCTACAGCAGGAACTAGCGGCACCTCAGGTAGCTCTGGCACATCTGGTACAACAGGAACAAGCGGTACGAGTGGTACTGACGGTAGTGGAGGAACCTCTGGAACCTCTGGGACGTCTGGAACATCTGGTACTAGTGGCACTGCTGGAACCAGTGGCACCTCTGGTACTACGGGTACAAGTGGCACATCAGGTACAGATGGTAGTGGTGGTACATCAGGAACATCTGGTACTTCAGGCACCAGTGGTACAGCTGGCACCTCAGGGACAAGTGGAACAACAGGCACTAGTGGAAGCAGTGGAACAAGCGGTACAGATGGGTCTGGTGGTACATCAGGCACTTCGGGTACATCTGGAAGTGCTGGAAGTTCAGGTACAGCTGGTACTAGCGGTACGTCTGGAACAACTGGAACATCTGGAACCTCAGGCACTACAGGTACGTCTGGTACCTCTGGTACTTCTGCAACAAGTGGTACAAGCGGAACTAGTGGTACAGATGGAACAGGAGGTACGAGCGGTACATCTGGTACATCAGCCACTAGTGGAACTAGTGGTACAACAGGAACCAGTGGGTCAAGTGGTACTAGTGGAACCTCTGGAACATCAGGAACTGATGGCTCAGGAGGTACTTCTGGTACATCTGGTTCATCTGGTACAGCAGGAACTAGTGCAACTAGTGGTACATCAGGAAGCTCTGGTACTGCTGGTACATCTGCAACTAGTGGAACCTCAGGCACTTCTGGAACGTCAGGTACTGACGGAACAGGAGGAACTAGTGGTACGTCAGGTACATCTGCCACCTCTGGATCATCAGGCTCTTCTGGAACTGATGGAACAGGAGGCACATCAGGTACTAGTGGAACCAGTGCGACCAGTGGTACGTCTGGAACTACAGGAACCTCAGGTAGTAGTGGTACAACAGGTACGTCTGGTACGAGTGGGACCGCTGGTACAAGTGGAACAGATGGTTCTGCAGGTACATCAGGTACAAGTGCAACGAGTGGAACAAGTGGTACAAGTGCTACATCAGGCACGTCTGGAACAAGTGGAACCACTGGTACATCTGGTAGCTCTGGCTTGAGTGGAGATAGATTTGCCACAACATCAAGCACTTCGTATACATTACAAGCTGCTGGTAACAGTGGCACAATCACCGTAGGAACAGGACTAGCCTATACAGTGGCTCAGTCTATCATTATAGCATACGATGCAACTCACTATCAAGAGGCTGAGGTAAGTTCATACAATCCTGCTACAGGTAGTTTGTCATTTACCACTATCACTCAAGTAGGTTCAGGAACATATAGTTCCTGGTCTGTAAACCTTGATGGTGCCACAGGTGGTGATGGTTCTAGCGGATCATCAGGCACTAGTGGTACATCCGCAACATCTGGCACTTCAGGTACGACAGGTACATCAGGTTCAAGTGGTACGTCTGCTACGTCAGGAACCTCTGGTACTACAGGAACTAGTGGAACTGACGGTACAAGTGGAACCAGCGGCACCACAGGTACATCTGGCTCAAGCGGTAGTAGTGGATCTTCAGGAAGCAGTGGTTCTAGTGGAACCTCTGCCACTTCTGGAACTTCTGGTACGTCTGCTACAGATGGTACAGGGGGCACTAGTGGAACTAGTGGATCCTCTGGATCAAGCGGTAGTGCTGGAACAAGTGGTACAGCAGGTAGTCCTGGTACGTCTGGAACTAGTGGTAGTTCTGGAACAGCAGGATCGTCAGGAACCACAGGTACATCTGGAACTTCTGGAACAACAGGTACCAGTGGTACTAGTGGTGTATCTGGAACCTCTGGGACTAGTGGTACAAACGGTACAGGTGGAACATCTGGCACCTCTGGAAGCAGTGGAACATCTGGGTCTAGCGGTACAGCAGGTTCATCTGGTACTAGTGGAACATCAGGTACAGCAGGTACAAACGGTAGTCCAGGAACCTCTGGCACAAGTGGGTCAAGTGGAACGAGTGGTACAAGCGGTACGACAGGTACCAGTGGAACGTCAGGATCTAGTGGATCTAGTGGTATAAACGTTGGATCAAGTGCTGTAATCGTACTTGGTGCAGGTGCTTGTTCATCTGTTAGATGTGGTGTGAGTAATAGTGCTTTAGGTGGTTTAACAGGCAACTTGGCAGGGCAGAATAACACTATGAGTGGTTGTTGCTATAATGTTGTTATTGGTGGATATAACAGCACAGCAAGTGGAACATATTATTCTTTTATAGGAAATGGTAGCACTCACACTGCAAGTGGTAACGTTTCATTTATAGGGACAGGTGTTTCAAACACCGCAAGTGGCAGTTTCTCTTTTATAGGAAATGGTGCGAGTAATGTAGCTAATAATAGCTATGCAACAGTAGTTAATGGTAACTCAAACACTGCATCAGGAACATATTCTTTTATTGGAGGAGGTACAGGAAATAGAGGTTGCACAAATCATACAACCGTAGCAGGTGGTAGATATAACTGTGCATTTGGTGAAGCATCTGCTGTTCTTGGTGGTGAGTATAGTAGAGCAACAGGAAACTATTCAACAGTTGGTGGTGGTTCTTCGAACACTGCCTCTGCTTACATGGGTGTTGTAGCAGGAGGATATGGAAACCAAGCTACAGGAGCATACGCTTTTATAGGTGGTGGTGGTTGTGGAGCTTGTCCTAACTGCGCAACAGCTACACATGCAATAGTGGTTGGTGGTATTAATAATAAAGCTACAGGGAACTGTGCCGCAGTTGTGGGTGGTAAAAATAACACTTCGAGTGGTGCTTACGCATTTGTTGGAAGTGGTATTAATATGAGTTCTCAAGGAGCTTGGTCAGGTATTGCAAGTGGATATTATAACACTGTATCAAACTATTCTTCTTTTATAGGAGGTGGTGAAGGTGGTACAGTGAGTGGGAATAGGGCATTTATAGGAGGTGGTCAATCTAATATAGCTTCAGCAAACCACACTATTGTAGTAGGTGGAGTATCTAATACGGCATCAGGTGGATGTTCCGCAGTACTAAGTGGTAAAGGAAACTCTGTATCAGGTTGTTATTCTGTAATTGCAGGTGGTCGTACAATGTCCTTAACAGGAAACTATAGTAACATTAGTGGTGGTGCAGATAGTAGTAATCAGGGATATATTTCTGTAATTGGTGGAGGTTATGCTAACTGTATATCTGCCATATCTTATGGTACAATATCAGGTGGATATATAAACTGTATTACATCATCTTATGGAACAATAGGTGGGGGACTTAGAAACTGCGCTACAGGTGGATATGGAACTGTATCGGGAGGTAGATGTAGTAGTGCTTCAGGAGTTTATTCAACAGTAACAGGAGGTATTGTAAACTCAGCATCTTCGGTTGGAGCTGTAGCAGGTGGTTATGCTAACACTGCAAGTAACAGATATTCAGCAGCTCATGGAGGTCTTGCAAACGTTGCTCAAGGTATTTCATCTCTTGTATCAGGTGGACAATGTAATTATGTTTGCAACTGTATATCAGGATGCCTTGCTTATGGAGGAGTTGTGACAGGTGGTGTAGGTAATAATACTACGGGAGGTACATGGAACATAGCTTCTTGTGCATTTACGGTAGCACCAACTATTTGTAACGCAGGTCAATTCTCTTTTGTAGGAGGTGGATTTCAGAATGTAGCCACAGGCGCATATTCAGTTTTAGGTGGTGGGCAATGCAACACTGCAAGTGGATATAGGAGTTTTGTAGGTTCAGGTTATCAAACTGTAGCATTAGGTTGTCATAGTGTAGCTGTTGGAGGTTTGTTTAACTGTGCAAGTAACTGTGCAGTAGTGGTAGGTGGTTGCGTCAATACGGCTTCAGGTGCATATTCTTTTATTGGTGGTGGTAGGAATCACTTATCAAATGGTACTTGGTCTACAATTTCAGGTGGATATGGAAACCTTGCAAGTGGTCAAATAAGTGTAGTTGCAGGTGGGTATGGAAGTAGTGCAACAGGTTGTCGTGCTGCAACATTGGGTGGTCAATCAAATGGTGCATCAGGCGCATGGGCTACAGCAGGTGGCGGAATTAGTAATGTTGCATCAGGAGAATCGTCAGTGGTAAGTGGTGGTGATAGTAACACGGCAAGTGGTATTCGTGCAGCAATAGGAGGTGGGTTATCAAATACAGCAACACAATGTGTGTCAACAGTAGCAGGTGGAGACTATAATGATGCTACAGCAAATAGAGCCTTTATAGGTGGTGGATATAATAATACAGCTTCTTCAAGCTATACCACTGTATCAGGTGGTTATCAAAATACGGCATCTGCTACAAGGGCTACGATTGGAGGTGGTCAGTTTAATTGTAGCACAGATGGATATTCATTTGTTGGAGGAGGTTTGTCTAACTGTGCAACAGCTCTTTTCTCATTTGTAGGCGGGGGATGCTTAAACACAGCTTCAGGAGGACAAAGTTTCGTTGGTGGCGGTCAGGCAAACTGTGCAACAAGTGGAAATACAACAGTTGGTGGGGGACTATGTAATAGAGCAACAGGGTGTAGAACTACTGTTGCAGGAGGTCAAAATAATAGTGCTTCAGGAGGATATTGGTCATTCATTGGAGGTGGAGTTAATAACTCTGCTACGTCTGAATCTGTTGTAGCAGGTGGTGCGAGTAATACTGCATCAGGTTATCGTTCTTTTGTTGGAAGTGGCTCAAGCAACGTTTCTTCAGGCAACAGGGCTGTAATTGTCGGGGGTAATGGTAATGTTGCTAATTCTTCATATTCAACAGTAGGTGGTGGGTTATCTAACACAGCATTAAATGACTATTCTACTGTTTCAGGTGGTTATAATAACTGTGCTTGTGGATATATGTCAACAGTGGGTGGTGGTTGTATAAACTGTGCATTTGCGACATCATCAGGTACTTTCAGTGGTAGATATAATTCTACATCGGGTAACTATGGATTTGTAGGGGGTGGCTTCAATAATAAAAACTTTGGATATGCCTCTACCATAAGCGGTGGATATAAAAACTGCACTAACGGTAATGATGTTACTATAGGTGGTGGTGTGTGCAATATGATTTGTAATAGTACAGATTGTAGTGTTGCATCAGGAGCAACCATAGGTGGTGGAGCAGGAAACAATACATCAGGGGGTAGTTGGACAGCGGGAGGCTATTTTACCGCATCTCCCACTACAATATATCAGGCGGGTCAGTTGTCCACTATTTCAGGAGGATTTCAGAACAGAGCTACAGGTTATGGTGCAACAATTGGAGGAGGTTATTTTAACGTAGGTTCAGGCAATTGTTCTTTTATTGGTGGTGGATGTGGTAATGCAGCTTCAAGTGGACATTCAACAATTGGTGGAGGTACTTCAAATGTAGCTTCAAATACAAGAGCAACAGTTGGTGGTGGAGGAGCAAATACATCTTCAGGATATAGAGCAACAATATCAGGTGGAGCAGGAAATACTTCATCAGGTTATGGTTCTTTTGTGGGTGGTGGCTCTGCAAACGTAGCAAATGCTACGCACTCAACACTTGGAGGTGGTGTGTCAAATACAACATCAGGGACTTATTCATTAATTGGGGGTGGTTATGTAAATGCTAATACAGCATACTCAGGTACTGTATCAGGAGGTTATAGAAACTGCATATGTGGAGGCAGTTACAATACAATTAGTGGTGGTAGATTCAATAGAAACGATACCATATATAGTACAATTGGTGGTGGTTTATACAACTGCACTACAGGCAATAGTTATGCAACAATTGCAGGAGGAAATTGTAATACGGCAAGTGGATATATTTCAGCAATAGGTGGTGGTCAAGCTAATATAGCATCAGGGAGTTTTACATTTGTAGGGGGTGGTAATGGTGTTTGTGCAACAGCTTGTTTAGCTACTTCAGTGGGAGGGGCTAATAATAGAGCGTCAGGATTAAGAGCGTTCCATGGTGGAGGTTCTGCGAACACTGCATCAGGATATATTTCTGTTGTTGTGGGTGGAGATTCTAACACAGCAAATGCCACTTATGGAACTGTCAGCGGTGGTAATTCGAATACAGCTTCAGGTACAAATTCTACTGTTAGCGGTGGTACATCTAACACAGCATCAGGTAATTGCGCTTTTATTGGAGGTGGCTCAAGTAATACTGCGTCATTCAATAGAGCAACCATTGGAGGTGGTACAGGAAATACAGCATCAGCTCAATACTCTACCATAGCAGGTGGTATTGCAAACAATGCTACAGGTTATGCTTCAACAACAAGTGGTGGATATGGAAATAACAATAATGCAACCGCAGGAACAATAGGAGGAGGTAGTTGCAACAGAGTATGTAACTCATTAGGAGGTTGTTGTGCATCAGGAGCTACTATAGCAGGTGGTGTGGGTAATAACTCTTCAGGTGGTACATGGAATGATGCAGGATATTTTACTGTAGCTCCAACAACTTTTTATGCCGCAGGTAAGTTCTCAACAATAGGAGGAGGATTTCAGAATAGGGCTACTGATTTTACTGACGTTGTTGCAGGTGGTTTTTGCAATATAACATGTGGTGGATTTGGTGCAGTTGGAGGTGGTAGATGTAACATAGCAAGTGGAACAAGAGCAACTGTATCAGGTGGTGAAACAAACACAGCTAATAATTCTTGGTCAAATGTAAGTGGAGGTTTATCAAACACTTCATCAGGAGCTTATTCATCAGTAGGAGGAGGAATATCAAATGGAGCAACTGCAACACTATCTACAATTGCAGGTGGTCAAAATAACATTGCATCAGGAAATAGAGCTACAGTATCAGGGGGGCAATTAAATACTGCTTCAGGAGCTTGTTCTACAATAAGTGGTGGAGATAGTAATACAGCATCTAACAGTGGTTCATCGATTGGAGGAGGGCAGGCAAACTTTGTTTCAGGACCGAATTCTTTTGTAGGTGGTGGTTGTGCTAACATAGCGTGTGACATAGGAACATTCATCGGTGGTGGATATGGTAACTGTACAACAGCAAGCACTAATACAGCTGTAATAGCAGGTGGTAGGTCTAATACTGCATCAGGGTATAGAAGTGCAATAGTAGGAGGACAAGGTAACTTAGCATCAGCAGGTTGGTCTTTTGTTGGTGGAGGAGCTTCTAACACTGCATCAGGATATAGGGCTGCTGTAGTTGGAGGTACACAAAATAGAGCAACATCTACTTATTCTTTTGTAGGTGCAGGTTTGAATAACAGAGCTTGTGGGTCTGCATACAATACAGTAAGTGGAGGATACAATAACACTGCAAGTGGAACATATTTTACTACAATAGCAGGAGGTGCAAGTAATGTTGCAAATGGTAGTAGAAGTTTTATTGGTGGTGGTGATAGTAACACTGCATCAGGTTATCGTGCTGTTGTGGGTGGAGGTACATCTGTTGTTGCATCAGGTAACTGTTCATTTGCAGGTGGAGGTATTTCTAACACTGCGTCAGGTGCTTTTTCTACAATAGGAGGTGGATGTTCAAACATATCTACTTCAAATGCAACTACTGTTGCAGGTGGTAGAATTAATTGGGCTTGCGCAGAGGCTGCTGCTGTTCTCGGTGGTGAAATTAATAAAGCCACAGCAAGCTATTCTACAATAGGTGGTGGTTCAGGTAACACAGCGAGTGGTTATATGAGCGTTGTGGGTGGAGGTTACAATAATATTGCATCAGGAAGGGCTGCCGTAGTTGTAGGTGGAGGAAATGGAGCATTTTGTTGTAATCGTGCTTTAGGTGAATACGCATTTATAGGTGGAGGTATATCAAACACGGCAACAGGATGTTTCCCATTAATAGGTGGTGGACGAGGAAACACATCTTCAGCCGACGATGCAGTTGTTAGTGGTGGTTTAAATAACACAGCATCAACATATCGTGCAAGTGTATTAGGAGGATGTAGTAATACAGCATCAGGAGGTTATTCAGTAGTGGTAGGTGGTAGAGCAAACTCTGCTACATCAACATGTTCATTTGTAGGAGGAGGCGGTGGAAACCAAGCTCAAAGACCATACAGTACGGTAGTAGGTGGTAGAAACAACTGTGTTTGTGGAAACCACTCAGGAGCTGTCGTTGGTGGTTCTGCTAATACCGTTTCAGGATACTATTCGTTCATAGGAGCAGGTTATAACAACAGAATCCTTAATGGTATATATGCTGCTACTATCTCAGGTGGTTATCAAAATACAATATCAGCAGGATGTCAAGGAACTATTGGTGGTGGTAGAGGAAATAGTGTAACAGGTCATTGGGCTACTGTTGGAGGAGGACAAAATAATACTTCATCAAGCACACATTCAACAATAGCAGGTGGGTTAAGCAATGGTGCAAGTGGTGTTAGGTCTTTTATTGGGGGAGGTTATAATAATAGTGCTTCAGGATTATGTGCAACTATTTCAGGTGGATTCAATAATACAGCAAGTGGCAATTATGCACCAACAGTAGGGGGTGGTAACTCCAATATAGCTACAAGTGTTTACACTTTTGTAGGTGGAGGTGACAGTAATACAGCAAATAATGGCAGAAGTGTTATAGTGGGCGGTTATAATGGAACTGCTTCAGGTGCTTATTCAGGTGTATTGGGTGGTTATCAGAATAATGCAACAGGTTCATTCTCTTCTGTATCAGGAGGATATAGAAATACAATATCAGGAAGTTTCTCAGGAGGTGGTGGATGCTGTATAGCAGGAACTTGCGGATACACCTTCTATTGGAACAACTTCTGTGCTACAGCTTGTATGTGGGCAGTGGCTTATTTTGAATCTTCTGACGAAAGATTGAAAAATATCCATTGCAGGGTAGGCTCTTTTGATAATATCAATCCTATCTATTTTAATTGGAAAGAGGGAGATGAAAGCCTCATTAACATCGGTTACTCTGCTCAGAACGTAAAAGAAACCCTCCCTCAAGCAGTAAGAACAGATGAAAAGGGCTACTATAATGTTGATTACCATCAGGTGCACATCTATAAAATAACTAAGCTTGAGGAACGCATCACACAGCTTGAGGAAATAATCAAAAAGTTAGCACCATGAGTTGGGTGGGAATAGCAAACAACCAAACTGTATCGTTTAACAATCTGCAGGATGCTGTGACAAATGGTTATTTTGTTGCTCTTGCAGCTATTCCTGCAAGTCAAGAACAAATCACCAAGACAGATGCTTCCACATATGCCAACATTGACACAACTTATGGTCCATATGCAGCTAAGGCAAGCAACCAGCTTGTTGTAAAAAGCAACCTCAGACCCATAAGTTATTCATATACTATATACTACGAGGAAGCTTGTTACTATGATGGATTTTATATTGAGGGGGGTGCTGCAAGTGCTGACATAGCGTGTAGCAACGCCCTCACTATAACGCTATACAGTCCGTCTTCTTCATTTGTCGCAGGGATGAAACTGTTCTATGATTCAGCATGTAGCAATCCTTGGTATGGAGATACAGGAAACTGTGGTGATTATTACAAAGTGATCATTGCAGGAACAACATATTCATTTATGTATCCTGATAGTAATTCCACTGTTAGCAACATTAACACTTGTATCACTTGTACTTGCTTCATCTTATATAACACTGAAGATAGTATAGATATTTCCATTCAGTTCTATGACTGTCAGTCAGGACAAGTATGTAATATCTGTCCTGCAGGAGGTTCTATATATCTGTGTATTCAGGATGGTCAACATACAAACTACACTGTCCATGCAGGAACAGGTTGTACAGGATATACCCCTTCTTATGTGTTTACGGCTTTAGGTGGTGCATGTACAACATCAGGAAATTGTATCTAAAAAATATATAATTCAAAACTTTTTAATAACTTTGTAAAAAACAATAGACAATGGCAAATTCTTGGAACACACTCCACATTTTTGGTTTTGGAACTGTTCAGGCAATCTCTGACACACAGAACGTACAAGCTCCCATTTCAGCTTTTCAAGATGAAGTGGATGCTGTAATTGATGATGTATGGGCTAACAAACCTGCAGGATATACAGGTCCTAAGACATTCCATGCAATCAACAATTTCAATGGTCTTTTCTCTGACTGGCTTCCTAATAGCCCTAGTGCAGAATCATTCAGGGTTCAGGCAGCTGACCTTGATCAAGACTTGTTGAACTATCTTGCAGAGGCTGTACTTGCTTACGTTCCTCCAACCACTAGCACAACTACAACTGTCTAGAATAATTTGGAAAGTTTGTAGATGGGTTGTACATTTGTACAAAACCCTCTTATGAACATTATATTCCAGATTAATGGTGGTATAGGTAAGTGTATACTGGCTACGCCAGTGTGTGAAGCTATCAAGGCACAACATCCTGATAGTCAATTAATTGTAATGAGCGGTTACCCAGAGGTGTT